GCCGATCAATCGGACTTCCTGGCTCACGCTTGTACTCGCCACACCACGTAGCCGCCCAAGTATTCGGAAAGACTGGCCTATCATCACCTTCGTTCTTCGGTGGAAACCGGTGGCAGTCGCCATACACCGATATGTGGCTTTTTCCTTTGACTTTCCAAAAGAAACACGACTCGCACGAGTCGCAGCCGACATTTTTTTCTGTGTCGCCAAGTTCGGCGACTTCAGTTTCTTCGAGGGCTGATTCTGTCACTTTGCTTCCTCCATTGATAAAATTTCCCACGCGAGCTTCGCTTGATGTGGAACCTGAGCGTTCCCAAGAGCCGCGATTCTCGACGATCGTTTCGGCGATGTCATTGCAATTCTCGGGACTGGTTCTTCCGCCCATAAGCTGGCTTGGTTCATCCAATCACGAATCACTGATTGATCCAGCGGTTCCAATTTCGTCCAGCCGATCGGAAATCCCATCAGGAACTCGGACCAATCTGGATTTAGCTTTCCTCCGACCGGAAGTCCATTTTCTGTCAATGCATTTCCGAGCCGGACATACAATCCGCCGTTGGCCCGCTTTTCGGCTATTGTGTTGTTCCAACTATCCGCATCTGACTTGATGAGCGTCGGCAGATGGGTAACCGCCGTCGCTCGCGACGGCGAGTTTCGTTCTCTTTCGCTTGGCGCATTAGTGTCTTTCGCATCATGAGATGTCGGTGTCGGAAATCGTTTTACAAATGTCGCCAATCCATCTCCTGCTTTATCGCTGACGCCCTTCCGGTTGTTGTTTCCGCAAACTGTTATAGTCGGCACGGTTTGAATCGCTTTTTCGATCTTCGACTCAGCCGCCCGATCCGCCAGACATCGCAATTCGTCTTCATCGAACAGTCGCGCCAGAATTCGCAGTTCACCGTCGCTTCGATACCCGTCGCAATTCAGGGTCGGCATAGTGAGCACGAATCCAGGTTCTTTTTCTTTCGTGATCAACGCTCGGACACGCTTGATTCCAGATGGCATCTCGCGCCGATACAACCGCCCATTCCGCATCGTACCCCATCTCGGCAAGATCGCAGAGAACTCGATCAAGCCCCCGAACAACGAGATTTGGGCTGTTTTCAATGAACGCGAACGCCGGTCGTATTTCGCCAATGATTCTGGCCATTTCTTTCCAGAGCCGACTTTTCGGCCCTGTGATCCCTTTGCCTTTCCCGGCGCTGCTGATGTCTTGACAAGGGAACCCGCCCGCGATGCACAGCCGACTTCTGACTGCGCTGGCTCTCTGGAAGAATTCAGCGGTTTCCGGATTGTCATGTCGAAACGTTTCAATATTGTCCCAAATTGGAAAGACCGGAAGAATTCCATCAAGTTGTCGTTGCAACAGAACTCTCCTGGGATACGGTTCGATCTCGACGGCGCAGATAGGGACGTGGCCAAGGAGCAAATCTCCGAGGATGCCGCCTCCGATTCCACTGAACAGATGGATGGTAAACAGACCCACATCGCCGCACCGATCATGCATGAGCTAATTCGCGCTCGAAGTACCAATCGCACTCATTCATTGATTCGTCATCGAGATTATCTGGATCAGGGAACTCGATGCGGTATTTACGTCGCCCGTCTTCGTCGATGTCGGTTCCGACAACCATTCCGCTCCGGCCATCGTTGCATTCAACGCACTCATTGACGTCGAATTCACAGACGCCAAGATCGGCGAATAGTTCAAATTCTTCGTAGGCTGGGAAGTTCGCTTTCCACGAGTCGTAGACTTCGCGAAGCTTTTCGTCTCGACGGCTCATTGCGATCTGCTGATTGACTTCGAATTGCTCCATGATTTTCGCTCCAGATTTCATGAGGACCGTGCATCACCACGGCTTTGATTCTAGCCTCTGGATATCGCGTCGTCAATGGAAATTGATGACGATTTTGACTCGGCGTTTTCCGCAGAATACGCTTTATCGCCGCGCCATTTCCGACCGCGGGAGAGTTTCGGATTTCCCTTGGCAGTCTCTTTGCATTCGATCGTCTCGCCAGTTGCCGCGCATGCGACCTGTATCATAGATCACTATTTCTTCCGGAATTGCGGTCGTCACATTCCTCGTCAATGCGCTCCTGGACCTCTTTGCGATGGACTGGTATTTCTCGATCGCAATGAAATCCAAGCTGCACCTTCCCGAGCCGGAATGCCTCGATGGAGACAATGATTGGGCCGCTCAGAACTTGCCCAGCTTTCCCGATCACAACTTCTTCCTTCAGGCCACGAGACAAAACAAGCATAATTCCCTCCGTGAAACGAATTGCGAGTCCGCAAATACCCTGTGTCTTTCCACTGGTCGGTACTGTCAGGATCGGCCAACTCACCTTTTCAGGGTTCGGCGTTTCCGTTCGTCGAGCCCCAAGAGCATTTTCCCCGCACCGGTCGGGACGCATCTTACTCAAGGATGCGATCGACAAGCCTATATTTCAATAGCTTCGATCTCTGTCACGAATCGTCCAGCATCACCACTCATGAACGACGACACGACATCGAACACTGCATCGCTGAATCCGCCGACATTCAGAATGTCCGAGCGGTCCGGCGCTTGCGTGCTCGTGTTTGGCTGAAGGTCGATACAGATGAGTTTCGGCAATGCTGACGGGTTCAACTGCTTCTGGTTTTTCACGAACGTTTGCCATTCATTCATGACGCCGGTCGAACCATTTCGACAATATCCCCAGCCTCGACCTGCGTTGATCCAGCTTTCATTGTCGCTGACCAGCACAACTCCCGCGAATTTACGATGCGACAACTCAGTGTTCGCCTTGCGGATCGGCAGCGTGCAATCCGTCCCACCGCCGCCGAATTGTGCCAATCGTTCAGACAGACTCAGAATTGAGTCGGATGGATCAACTCGCACATCGAATGCATTCACATCGAATGGGATAACAATGCTGTCTGGATTACGCCGCAGAATTGCCGCTGCAACCAATGCCGCGACGTCCACGCATCGCATTTTTGACGTCGCTCCATCGCCACGATTGCCGGTCACTGGCGATCGCATCGAGCCCGAGACGTCAACGCCGATGACGACCGGCCCTGACAACTCCGGAACGCTGCCACAAGCGATTTCCGCCGCCTTGTGAAGCGACGATCGAATTGCGTGTGGGATTTCATCCGAGGCGTTCATATAGGCCGCGAAGAATTGATAGGGGAATTGTCTGGACTTCTTGATCTCGTTTTCGTCCGACAGGCGCCCAGCGACTTCATTGATCATTCCGTCGACTTCGAATACTCCGTGCCGCTTGAGCGTGTTCAGATTCATCCGCAAGGCTTGCAAACCCATGTTCTTCGCGATCGCCGACCAGACCTTCGGACCTTTCGCGGTATCCGACAACATGTCCCATCGGGCATGAAGGTCGCCGATCAATTCAAGCTGTTGGCCCTCTGTGGTCGCTCCACGAAAGGCGTTCAATAATCTGATTTGCGACGGTAGGTCATTCGCGGTTGCTGGCAGCCACTTTTCAGCATCCTTTCCAGCGAGCCATCCAAACGCCGCCCGTCGCTCATTGTCGATCGGAGTTGGCCTCGCCATCCGCAGAACATCCCGCAAGCTCGGCTTGTCGCCGATCGATGCGGAAAGCAGCTTCTCAACCGACGCGGTATTCAGCCATCTCTGAAAAGCACGCTGAACGGAACTCGACAGACTTTTCTTGCCGAACTGGCCAGAGCGGATCATCTGGAACAGCGTCCGCAGAACTCGGCCATTGTCGATGACTCGATCGAACACCTTGTGAAATAGAACGGTATCATGAGAAGCCAGCGCCGCTGTCAAGGCCGCTGGCATGTCTTTCATGAATGCCCGTTCACGACTGTAGATTGCGAGCTTGGCCAGGAACTGACCGTCATCAACCTTGGCTATCAAGGCTTTAAGCGTATCCAATTGCGATTTGGCATCGACATAGAACGTGCCGTTGAAACAGCCGGTTGCCGCGAGTTGTGCCAGGGCGTGCTTTGGCCCGAATGCGTATGCCGGACCACCCGCTGCGTTTGTGGTCGTTGCCGGTGGAAGAGATGCGGTCGCACTCGTGAATAGTTCTGGATTGGCCATGAGAAGTTACTTTGCAGCTAGTGTTCGACGAAAAGCGACCCAACGAAGTTGTTCACCAGACGCAATAAAATGTAGTCCGGTAAGGCAGTTGAATCGCTCATTTCAAAAACGGCCTGACGAAGATTTGATCAGAGGGTTTTGCATCCTACCATTAGACGACGTTCCCCTTGCGGAGTCCGGCTGGATTCGAACCAGCATCTCATCTTTACAAGAGATGTACTCCAATCATGGCAGTCAGACCGTTGTTTCAAAACTCGCTCGACGATTTGTGCTATGCTGTCTTGGCCGCTTTCCACGCTTCGTCGATCGCGTGAGGCTCTCCCGTTCTGAACGCTTTCTCAAGCCGATCAAACACAAATTGATTGAATGAGATCACGAGTTGTCGCGGAAGCGCTAACGTCTTCCCTGGATCGCTACCAGATACTTCCACAACATCGCCATCTCGTGCAACGCAGCAGAGTCGTACCGGTTCTCCGCCATAGGCGCGGACAATCACTTGAGAATTTTCTTTATTTTGTTGCGATTCGCAAGTTGACATTAGATGTACTCCTGACCGGCAGTTGATGCTGCGGACAATTCATTTTCAATTTCGGTTCGTTAATTATTAACCGTTTTCACATTGCCGAGCAACGGATACGACCCGCTGGCCCGCTTTGGCCCCTCACATAAGGACTCGGCACGACCCACAACCATCAGGTCAACGGCGCCTCGTGCCTTACCCTGCCACGAACTGATTTTCTCGTGGCCTTGATTCCAATTGGTCTTCGTACTTGTCGGCGATGCCCAGGACGATTCTCAAGAATTCTCCATGAGCTTTTCCGATCGCTCGTTCGTCGTCCTGATTCTCACTGGAAAGCCTTGGCGATTTTAGGTCGGTGACCTTTTCGGCGAACTCCATGACTCGCTCGTAGTCTTCGCGGGGATCTCGTTTTGCCTTACCGAGTGAGGTCGGTAATCCGGAAAAGAATCTGTCGGCCGGCTTGATCTCAAACCCGATGTATCCATCTCTTGATATCTCGTTCGCCTCGTCAGTCGGCACTGCGTCGAATGGAATGCCCGGCATAACAGGTTCCGTCATTGTCCCGATCGCTTTTGACAGTCTCTCTTTTTCGGCGAGTTCATCCTGAATCCGATTTTGCTCAACCGCTTGTTCGTCTAGTTTTCGCTTCCGTTCGGCGAGAGCGGCTTCGGCTTTTTTCAACTCCTCTTGCTTGAGTCGATTCGCGTCCGCGATTTTGGCCTCTTCCGCTTCGCGTTCCTTGCGTTGACGGTTGAACTCGGCGCACTCGACCAAGTAGCTTTCAAATGCTTCATCGGTCCACATTCGCACGCTGTCCCTCGTGTGCGCTCCACCAGCTTCTTTGATTTTGTTTTGTCGGATTCGATGGCGGACGTCGAGCTTTTGTTCGGCGATTTTCTGACGCTCTTTCTCGACGCCGTCCTCAAGGTTTTTCAATCGGCATTCTGTCGGTTCCAGCATTGACAGCAGATTTTTCGCTGACGCATCGACTTTCTTGATTTGTTCTCGAAACTCAGCGCCGGCCGCAAGCCGCTCTTTGTCGATCGTCGTCCGGGCCTTGACGCAATCAAGGCGAGCCCGCTTCACTTTCGCGAAACCCTCTTCGTCATCGATTCCGTTGATTTTCAGATCAACGAATTTTGCGATCGTTTCCTTGATGGTTGTTTCAGTGACGCTGAAACGGATTTCAGCGAGCTTGGCTTCTGGTTTTTCGAGAACCGCGAGTTCAGTCGACATGGTTTGGCCTTTCAATTTTCAGGGATCGAATCTCGTCGAGGATCTTGTTTCCGATCCACGCGATTCCACTGCTCAGATATCGGTCGATCGTGTCATTGCGAGAAATGTACTTGAACAAATCTCACAGATGCGGACGCGACCTTCACTGTCCTCATGGATGCGAGTCGGCGCCGGATATTTGCAGCACCCACAAGGCTCGATCTCGTTTTCTTCGTTGCGAGAGATTTCGAAGTTCATGCCGATAACCTTCATTCGCATCGCTCGCTTTCCAATTCAACCTTCTGGATTCGCTCCTCGAATAGATCGAACAGTTTTAGGCCGACGTTTTGCGGCAGCGTTGCGACACGCTTGCCATCAACGAAGATTTCCGCCGATTCGAATGACCGCTCTTCTTCGAATTCTTCTGGCCAACCGAGATTGTCACATCCGCCGTACATCGAAGCATACTGGTGCGATCCGGTTGACGTGAAATTGATGAAGACTTCGACGCTGGGACCGGACGGGAAAAGAAACTCGACATGCGGCTTCAGGAATTCCAAATCAGCATTTCCGCAACCGACTTCAGTTCCACAGTCAAATAGATCGCCGTCCTCGTCAATGTCCAATTCCAGTCCAAATTCACCTGGGACGTTACTCCAGCTTGACATGAATTTCCTCCAATTTTGAATTGCGATTCACCACTGAGAGTAATTTTATCGACTGTCGATCCGCATTGCAAGAGAAATTGTTGACTATTTTGTGTCGGGCATTTCTTTTTGTCGTGCGATCCACGATGGCATTTCCACGTATCCCTGGTCGCCGATTTCTTCGATGTCGGTGTCCTCGATCTGGCTCAGCGGAACCCACCATTGATTGACGTCCGCTTCGAATTCATCGGGGATCTCGGCCTCTGTCTCGTAGGTCATGCGAAGCAGCCACGCATCGGCAGTTTCCGCAACGAGCACAACGTCATTTAGGATGTACGACATGGCTTGACATTTCAAAATGGAATCGCTCGCCCCAGATCTTCGCCGTCTTCCGCGATCTTCGTGAGATCGTATCGCTGGAATTCACTCGTCACATACGAGCAGATTGGGCCAAGAACCGTGAAGGTTGTGCCTGGTGCCTCTTTCGCCAATCGCATCGCCTCTCGTTCGGCGGATTCAAGGCATGTGTGCTCATACGACGTCGGGCCGCTTCCCTTGACCATCCAGAAACCGCTTGGGCCTTCGGCGTGTTCTGGCTCTTTCTTTTTCACGAGCACGAAATCACGCGGATCATGTGCCAAGGCGATTTCCCTGAATGTCACTCGGTGATTTCCGTCGCTGGATTCAATCCAAAGCTGGACCGTGAATTGTTGGCCGTCAAGATAACTACAAGCGGAATGATCCTTGATTGCTCGGACGATGTCTCCGGATTCGAAGCGTTGAATCCGTGAATGGATTTTCGCGGATTCGTTTTCCTGGGCGGGCTTGAATCTGTCGGCCCTGAATATTTCGCGCTGATTTTCGTTATTCGCAGTGGTCACAAATCCTGGCGAATGTTGTTGAATATCGTACTCGCGCCCCAAGTGAAGGCGACCGCCGACATAATCGGCGTCAATACATATCGCATTCATCGTGGCAGCCTTTCTTTAATCCATTGACACATCTGATCGGCAGTCTGATTGAACGCCGATTCAATTCCATCGTTACTGATTTTGAATACACATGGAAGCTGGTCCAGTCGCGGCGTGGCGACGCCAAACAAATCATAAAGAACCGCATTTGGCGAAGGCTCAATGAGATGTCCATAGAACCAGGTAAATCCCTCTGGGAGGTCTGGCCACAGCTTCGCGTTGGCCGGGGCGCTGTGCATGTTTGGAAACTCATGTTCGATGCTCAGCGTGATCGATTCGCCGGTGTCCAAAACGTTTTCGACGACGAGAATGAGAGGCGGTTTATTTTCCATCATTGGCCCCTGCGGCTTCCATGCAAGCGAGTTTTCCACGGAGTTCTTCGATGGTTTTCAGCAGTTCTTCGCGTGTTGGTTCCTTTGTGTTTTTTGCCAGGTTCACTGAGCGACGGATTGAGGTGACGCATTCGTTGAGCGTTTCAAATTCACCGCAAGCACATTTGTAGATTTTCTGTTGCAATGGTCGTATTTCGATTGTCCATGTGTTTTCGAGATCCGCGATCTTGAGTTCTCCAATATGGTCGCATTCGACAAACTTCCAGTCCATGCCGGACATGTCGCCGATGCGGTCTTCTGTTGCATCCGTCGCATCGCGGCATATTGAGCCGCACAACTCCTTGCCGTCCATTGTCGTAATTGGAATCCGCCGTCCGTTGGTGCCACTTGTGGCCGCTTTCGCGATTTCGTAGGCGGCTTGTTCGTCTCTTGACACACCGACTGTCGTTCGCTTTTTTTGGTACTCGGAGAATTTTCCTAGAACCGCATCAGCATCAGCTTTAGAGATCACGCTCGATTTTCTCATCGCGTTCGTCATTCGGTAAATGACGCATTGAGTGACAAGCTCATCAAGACTCGCCTCATCAATCGCGCCGCACTTTCTCAACGTCTTGACGAGCCGCTTCGCTGCTTCGACGCATTTTTCCTTTTGGCCAGCCTCATTTGGTAATCGCAACGCCCTGGCCCCAGACATCAATCCGCCCATTTCTTTTTCCTTTCACTTCCAAAATCGATCCACATCAGCATCCGAATACTGACGACCATCCGATTCGCTGATCGACAGAATCCTCTGTCGGGCGAAATCACAACGCATTTCAATCACTTCTCCACGCCCCTTGCGACTTCTGTTTTTGGCGCAGATGACTCGATACTCATCTTTATTTTCGTAGTCCTTGTCGAATATCGAAGGGCAGTATGGCAGCAAGACGACATCCGCATCGGCTTCCAATCCTCCGGAATCTTTCAAGTCGGATATTCTCGGCGTCAGGTCATCCCTCGTCTCAACAGCCCGATTGAGTTGGGCCAAAAGGATGATCACGATTGAATGTTTCATAGCCGCTGTTTTCAGTCTTGAAGAGACATTACTGACCCTCTGTTCCTTCGTTTCCCCGTCTCCGTCGATCAGTTGAGCATAGTCCACAGCGACGAGCTTGATTCTGTGGGACTGGACCGCTCGGCTAATCGTTCGCTCGACCGACGCGATTGATGAACATCGTTCGGCAATCAGAACTCCTGACCGAGCTTTGAAATGTTCTTCGGCTGATTGTCGCAGGCTCGCAGATTGCGCCCGCCACTGCTCTGGATGAATCGGTGAGAGATACGCAAGCGTTCGTGATGCCAGTGAAGCGGCTTCCATTTCTTCAGAGATCATGAGCGAGTTTTCTCCGTGCGTGGCTGATAAATCAAGCCATTGAAGCCCAAGGAGACTCTTACCATGGCCAGGTCTCGCGCCGATGACAATCAGTTCTCCTGGCCATACTCCGCGAATCAGCGAGTCAACGTCTGGAATCCCATGAAACACCGCTGGCGATTCGCCTCGATCCAGTAACTCGGTCAATTCGAATGCGTGGTCCTTGAGTAATCTCGGCCTTGACCGCTTGACCATCAAAACTTCCGCCATCTGCATTGCCGCGTCATGGGCGTCATCGATGACGTCCTGATCGCTCTTGGAAATGTCGTGAGCCCCGGTAATGAGCTTCTCGCCGATTGCCAGCATCTGCCGACGTCGGTGATGCGAAGCGACGATTTCCGCGTAATATTCCGCGTGCGCCGAATGTGGGACCGTGTTCAGGCATTCCAGCAAGTATGTCGGTCCGCCAACGTCATTCAGCTTTCCCATCAACTCCAGTTCGCTCGCCGCCAAAATCACGTCGACATTCCCATTGTTTTTCTCCACCGCTCGAATCGCTGATCGAAAGATCGTCGAATGAACGTCCGAGTAGAATGCCGCCCCGTCGCTCAGAATGTCGCTAACGGCTTCGACTTTCCCTCCATCAAGCAGGCAACACCCCAAAACCGATCGCTCGGCTTCAAGGTTGTTCGGCGGAATTCCGTCGGACCGGCTCATATCATTTTTCGCCCGTTGAGGGGTTGAACTTTCGGCCTTGGCTTCGAGTTCGATTTTGGCTCTTGCCAGCTTTCTTTTTTGATCTTCCAGTTGCCGTCAAGGAAGTTTCTTGCCGACCAGCAGAAGTCTGGGTGTTTTCCCTTCCATGACTTCGAAAACTCGATTGTGTGTGCCATCAGCCATTTGACGGCAGCTTCACGGTCGCATTTTTTCCCGGCCTTGATTTCCTCGATCGTCGCTTCGAATTGCACAATGCAATCTCGGATGTTCACTCGACGATGTTCTGGATAGATTTCAAACCATTCTCGACATTCCCTTGATGGTCCGACCTTGAAGACGCCGGCGGCGCCGATCGCTTCCAATGCCGCCCCATGACCGTCGATTGCCTTTTGAAGCGATTCTTCTTCAATTTCTTCAAAAGCGAAAATGTCGCTCTTTTCTTCTCTTTCTTCTATTCTTAAATTCTTAAATTCTTTAGGAGTGAGCGTCACTTGAGCGTCACCTGAGCGTGACCTGAGCGTGACCTGAGCATCGACCTGCGCACTGACCTGAGCACACGCCTCATTGTTGTTTTGGTAAGTGTCGTAGTTTATTACACTTATCAATGAGCACTTGCTGAGCAGTGATGTGATAGTTATGCATTTCATGTCTCTGAGGCAGACAAGTCGTCTCCAGACAGTTGTTTGGTGCGGGACGTGTTCATGCCTAATTAAACGCCCATTCTCGTCACGAGCCGGATAGAGCTTCGCATGCAAGGCAAATCGTCCTGTGACTAACGAACCGCGTGGCACGACGATCTCCGAAAGCGTGCCGGGTATTAACACTTTTCTGTCTCGCCAATTTGCGGAAAGGAGTATGAACGACCAGAGGCGAAACAACCCGTCGTTAGTGAAGACTGGGCTTTCTAAAAGCGATCTGTGTAGCTTTATCCAAGATTTGCCATCATTGATGGCGTCTATTGGCCCGCTCATCCAGTGTCCTTCCTGGAAACGTGTCAGACGTTTTCGAAATGGCACGAAAAAGCCTTGGCAAGAGCTGAAGGTCTCTCACCAAGGCTTTGTTCGTACGGATGAATCCGATTTTGTGGATTGTGGCGGCAACCCCTTCAGAAGTCGCGTTCGCATTATCAGACTCCCACGCGAGAAATCAAGAGACTGACGATTGGATTTCAGGAGCCGCCTTTGGTTTTGAAGCTTTCCGTTTCCTTCCGATCCACTTCCCGTCCGAATTCCACCACAGTCGGAACTCGACAAGAAGCGATTGAAAGCGATCCAGCGCCGGAGCGAGCGGTTGCATCAGATCATAGGCGTTCGCGTTTGGCTTCGACGCCTGTGCGAGCACAAGACGAACCTTGCCGACGACTGCTTCTCGCTCGGCACTGATCATCTTGATGTCCATGTCGTATTTTCGCTCGCCTTCGTAATAGATTCTCGGGCGGTACGAAATCCGCAGTTTAATGTCGTGTTCATCGGCCCACTTCACAGCTTCATTAGTTGCCTCTTTAACAGACTCCATAACATGCGTTATAGCATCTGTTATAAACACTCCTTCCGACAGGTGATGCACCTCGACAGTAAACCCTTCGTCCATCCGGCGCGTTCGCAACCGATATTTGATGCCAGTTGTGGCCGCGACCCCGTTTCGCACCTGCTCGACGTGCCGATGCGATGTCACGAAGCTATTGACGTGCTTGCTTGCGATTCGCAGCGATTCGTCGATTTGCGCTGGCGTGGCCGCGAATACCATCAACAGCGATTCAGTGGCTCGCTTTTGTTTTTCGGATAGCTTATTTTCCAATTGCCGCAAAGTCTTCATATTGTTACATTTCAAAAGCGTCATCGTTGCCCAAGGTAATGCTTCGCGGTATAGACCGTGTCTCGATCGGCGTCCGTGAAGCTCTTCAAAATCCACCTCAGATAATCCTTCGGAACTTCGCTCCAGAGAAGCCCAGGCTTTCCATCTTTCGGACCGTGCTTCCCGAAGCGCACGCGATGTAAGAGCATCGGCGTTTCGATCCAGTCGATCAACTGCTCGATAGTCATCGGTACATCACTGCGACTTAATACCTCTTTTAGCTCGTGAAGTAACAGGCATGCTGTAACAGTTGCGTCCGGCAGAGCACGATGCATCGACGAGCCTTTTGGGACCGGAACATCGAGCTCGTGAAAGTAGCGAAGAAACTGATTATCATACCGCTCCAGATCCGGCCACAGTTTCTGAGCAAGCCGCATTGTGCAAACGACCGGACCTGGAAACATGATGAAGCTCGTATCGAACGCCGCATTGTGGCAGGCATAGACCGCCGGGACGCTCCAATAGCCATCTCTTGGCGGACTCGGCTGACAGTCGATCACATCTTCGTCAACCAGATGATGAGCCGCCGAGGCCGCTGGGTTGATTGGAATTCCAGGGCTGTATAGTTGCGATCGCTGGTCCTCGATTCCGTCAAAGCCCACAATGACTTCAGCGAATTCAATCACCTTGTCTTTTTCCGGATCAAGACCGGTTGTTTCCAGGTCCACGACGTGGACCCGAAGATTCTCATCAATCATCGTCGACATTTTCTTACCTTTCCTTGTAAGTCGCTTCAAGAGATTCAATGCGTTCGATCGCGTTTCTAAGATAATTTTTCATTGCGTCGTCCACGAACGGCAGAATGAACTTGACGGCACCCAAAAGGCAATCTTGCTGGGCAATCAGCATTTGGCAGAACTCGCCTCGTCGGCAAAACATTTTGCGGAGTTCTTCGTATCTCAGATCGCTGTCTTGCCGTTTCACCACCTCTCCAGTTCGGCATCGGCTCTGTCTAAGACCTCTACGACGCGACCTCGTTTCTGCTGGCGAGACAGAATTGCGAGATAACGCAGCTCCTCCCGCATCTGTCGAATGATTTTCAGTAAAGGCTGGCGGACTTGTTGCGCCGCTGATTCAAACCGCTGCCGAATCTCGTCTGCCGTTTCCTCCCAAATATAAATAGCGGGAGGAACAACCACATCAATCACACCATTCTTTGGAGCGAAGACAGCTTCGTAATTGATTTGCCCTGGCGATTTATCTTTCTCGGTCATCGCGAAATTTCCTTCAATAAATCACAGCACATCGACTCAAATACCGTTCCATCGATCTTCGGCAAAAGCAACGCTTCAATTCGGCCTATCAGAGTTGGGCTTCCGCAGACCTTGTTCCACGCCGAGACGTTCTTGTGCAGTCGTTCTGGAGGTGTTTCCGCTGGCTCCAATCCAATCAACTGAAGTTCCTCATGTCGTTTATGCCGTTCAATTTTTGCCATCAATGAGCACAATTTCAAATGGGACTCATTGACATCATGGCCGTAGCCGTGGCATGCGGGACAGATCAATACAAGACAGCAGAACCATCCCAATTCTGGGGCCTTCCCACGCCGGAAAATGTGATGAACCTCCGTTCGAAGGGTAAATTGCGCCGCCTTTCGCACTTCGATCCATTCTCTCGCTGGTGGATGTTTTCGAAGAAACTCACACGTTTCGCAGACGAATTCGCTAAACTGCTTGCGATATTCCATGCACTCTTCAGCGACGGAATGGTCCACAACCCTTTTCTTTTTTTGGCTTCGCCGTCGTTTGGCGTCCTGTCGCTTCATTCGTCGGCCTCATCATCCTCAGTCGCGTCGATTGACGGACTAGATTCTCGGATCTTACGCATCAAATTAGCCGCTTCCACAGAACCGGGCGCAGACGCGAAATATCGCTCCCAAAGATTATCGACTGACTCGGCAGGCGGCTTCGCGGAAATCATCGCACGTTTGACGACGAGCGAGCGTCTCGGGGAAGCGTCGGCCCTTCGATCTCTGATCCAGCGTCCGACAGCATCGCGACAGACTCCGATGCGTTTCCCGGCCGCGTGGGGATCTTCGCCAGACCTAACACACTGAATCCAAAAATGGGAGGCTTCGGCGAACCAGCGGTTGCGTAGTTGAGGAACTTTTTTGCTCGGCTGATTCTTGAGAGATTCAGGGATTTCCAAGAGCGTGCTGGTTTCCATTGTGCTTCCTTTTCGCAATTGTCGACAGAAGCTTTATACGATCGGTTCGGCGACCTGTCAATAATCGTCAACCATTTTCATGCTTTTTTGCAATTTGTCGCAGCACCTGCGTAACATCTGCGATTGGCTTGGATGGATAGTGCTAGGCGTGTGCATGCACATCCCAGTCAGTAATCCGCCAGCAGCATCCCGTCCCTGACATCGTGCATTTCTACGCCAAGTTCCCGCTGGACGAGACTTGAGTCAAGCGAGCCGTCCAATGGCCGCAAGCCGTCAATTTCGCGGCTCGGAACGACGCATGTCCAGTCGTGACCCATTCGTTCGGCGAGTTTGAGGAAGAAATCGTAGCGGTTCATACGGTCCGGTCCGGCGACATGATAAAGATCAGTTGCACGCGACTTGATGGCGTTGGAAACCACATCCGCCAAATCGCCTATGAATGTCGGCGTCGAATAGTAGAGTTCAAACGCCTTGATGATGCTTCCTTTTTTCCATTCGGAGATTGCCCATAAATCAAGATTGTCGCTTTTTTCTCGCTTATAGCCGTAGACGCCGCTCATGCGGAGAATCAGGCCGGATTTGTGACACGCCGATTCCGCGATGAGCTTGAGTGCCGCGTAGGCGTTGAATGGTTTCGGCGTGTCAAATTCATTGTGTTTGATGCCGTTCCCCGCGAATACATAGGACGTCGACATTTGAATGATGTACGCATCGTGGATCTTCGCGAGCCCCGCCAAAGTATTTGCGCCGCCGACTATTACGGACGATGCCTTTTCTTGGTTTTCTTGCACCTCTTTCAGTGTTCCGAAATCCAAGCAATCAATAACGACAGTTGGCATGAAATCAGCGAATAGATTCGCGACGTTTTGCTTGTTTCTGATGTCGCATCCGTGGGTCCTGTCCAGAGGTTTTATTTTATGCCCATCTTGCGACAATCGACGGCTTAAGAACTCGCCGATATACCCAGATGCGCCGGCGATGATGATTTTCTCACGCATCGGCGAAGCCTTTTGACTGGAAATGGTCGGTCAGATTTTTGTAGGCGATTTCCATCGGAAGAGTCTCGCTGGCGATGTGTTGCGCGAAGACCCGCGCCGCTTCTCGTATGTCTGGCATTTGAAGCAGCATGATCACTGAATTGGCGAATTCCTCCGCGATGCCGTCGCACACACACAGGCACTGCTCCGCCGTCGGGAAACCGTCGATTGCGAAACTGTTCCCGACCATCGCCTTTCCGTGCGAGAGTCCGCCGATGAACTTCAGTTTCGTTCCTCCTCCGTGAAAGACTGGCACGATGCACACCGCTGCTTCGGCGTATTCTTGATCGAGATCCGGCACATATCCGAGAAGCGAGATCCCTGAATCGTGAGCGATCTGAAGTCGCCCGCAGACACCGCCGGCGATATGAAGGCTTGCGTTCGTGGCCTCACTCCGAATTTTCGGCCAACAGTTGTCAATGAATCGCTCAATCGCAATTTTGTTTTCGTCGACTCCAGAAGCCACATAGAACACTCGACCTTGAACGACTAACGATTCGTCGGAGAACTTCAGTTCCGCAGACAGGTTGATCTGGATGATCTTCGCCTCAGGAGCCATCCTGCGGCACTCATCCGCGTCCTTGTCCTGAATCGCGATGATCGTTGAGGCTTTTCGGAGGCACTCCGATTCCTGCCGCTCGTCCCACGGATGATGGCAGTGAAAGAAACCTTCCTTTTCAAAGTCGGCGATGATGCGGGTTCGAAGATCGTGAACGAGGATCATCTTTTCAACGGTCGACGGAACTTCGTCAAGGCATCCGGCAATCCACGAATAATCGGCGACCACGATCTGCGGATTGATCTTTTCGACGGCCCACCGGATGACTCGCCTTTCTCCGTCCGTGACCGGCGAATCGTAATAGGGAGCGTCTTGGTTTCCGGCCATCATCGTGCAGAGCGACTTCAATTCCTCCCCGACCGCGCGGGAACCGCCGAGAAGCAGAAAGGTGACGTCGAATCCAATTCGCTTGAGGTAGCGAATAAAGCCGAGGTTCATTTCGCCGCTTCCGTTGTTTGATTCAGCGAGATAGCGGGAGACGAACATGACCGATTTAGGCATTCTATGTTTCCAAAAGGCTTTTCATTTTGAAATGTTCGACGAGGTTCCTGTAGGCATTTTCAGGCGGAAGCCGCTTCTCCGCCAATGCTCTCGCTTCGTTTTCCAATGAGTGCCGAAGTTCGTCGGACGATAACACATTGGCCACATGATCCGCAAACTGTTCGCCGATATCGTCAGCGATTAAGGCACATTTTTCATACGCTTCCGGAAATCCATCGATGCCGACTTTCGTTGAGACGACAGCTTTTCCGTGTGCCAACGCATCCGCAAATTTGCGTTTCGTGCCGACGTGACGAATTGGCACAATGCAGACCGCGGCTTCGATGTGTTCCGTGTCAATGTCGTCGACACGGCCTCTCAAAAAGACGCCGTTGCTCTCACTCGCGATCTCGCCATTTACTCTGTCAGACACCCCGCCGCAGATGTGGAGGGTCGCGTTTGGAATGCGATTCCGAATCGTTGGCCAGCAGTCGATAACGAACCGTTCGATCGCTTCCTTATTTGCTCCGAAGCTCGACGCCACGTAAAGAACGCGACCCGGAACGACTGAGGAGCCACCAGAGAAACGCAAATCAGATGACAGTCCGATTTGAAGGACGTTCGCGAATTGTGCCATTTCCCGGCATTCGTCGGCATCTTCCTCATTCAGGACGATAATCGCGTCGGCCTTCTGAAGATAAAAGCTCTCGGTCGATTTGTTCCACGGATGATGAGCGTGCGAATGTCCGTGCGATTCAAGGCCAGAAACAATCCGCGTTCTGAGATCGTGAACGAGAATCATCTTTTCGACAAATCCAGGCAGCAGATCAAAGTTACCCGCCGTCCATGCATAGTCCGTGATCACAATCGACGGTTCGATCCGCTGAAATGTGTCGCGAACGAAATCGCGTTCCGTGTCTGTCGATGGAGAGTCGTAAAATCTTGTCCCCAGTCCAGCGGAAATCACATTGCAAGTGAGCGCGGCCTCAAGATCGAATGACGGCGAGCTTGCGAGATTCAGGAAGGTGACGTTGAAGCTGAGTGATTGGCAATATTGGATTAAGTCAATGATCGTTCGCCCGGTTGCGCACGGCTCGTCAAGGACGTATCGCGAAATGAAGAGCAGCTTTTTACGCATCGAATCACTTCGGTAACGCTGGCGACGTCGTCCGCGGGCTGTTTTCGGTTGGCTTATCGTAGCACGCGCATTTGATCGGCGCTGGCAGATACTCGCAAATCCGGTTGTCCCATTTCCAATTCATTTTCGGTAGCTTCCCGCATGTTTTGCATGGCGGCGACTGAGCCATCTTGGCGGACATCGGATTTCACTTTCCGGCGAAGCAGAAGACGAATAATAGCATAACTCCGAGTCCAAACGTGAATCCGCCGACAGCGCCGCCAAGAGTCCCTTCGATGCACCATCCGACGCACGTCCAGAATAGCAAACATCCGAATACGAAAATTAGACCTCTCATTAACTTCCGATCATCTCTTGAAGCCGATTCGCGTTGTGACATGGGTTTGTGGGATGACTTCACATTCTTCAAGCCATTCGGTTTTATGATCCGCTCCGCTCCACCACGTGACCTCGTATTGAATCCTGCCGAAGCGGCAACTGAATGCTGTGATCGTGCCGGTAATTAGGCCATCGGCTCCGATCGAGACCTTTTCACCACAGGCGATGACTTCAAGAATTTTCAATTCTCCCTTCATAACTCGCCGGATCGATTGTTTTTGGATCGTCGTCGATCCAGACGTCGACTTTGATTCCAAGAGTTTCGGCGAATTGTTTCTTTGGAACATTCAATGCAAAATAAGCATCGACCCCGGACGGCAATTCATCTGTGACAAGGCTCTTGTTCGGATTTGTCCGGCTCGTGATGCAAATTACGCGATGACCGAAGAGCTGCGCTCGCTGAACGAACAGCATCCAAATGATCGGGTCTTTCGTATATGTATTGTCGAAATCGAGGCAGAAGGTTGTCGTCAGCGCTCGGCTCCCGTCAACTGTGTTTGATTTGCTTCATCGAATATAGACTTCCATTCAATCTTCGCTCCACGCGCCTTCCATTCCTCAAACAGTCTCTGGTCGTTGATGCCGCGTTGTTTTCCGATCTCCGCTGTTTCATCCCAGACACTAAGCCCGAGCGCCGCTTGATGATGCTTGATCACCGCCTCAAAACACGGATACGCACAATTGGCCTTCCGCGCGAGGAGAGTGGTGCTGTTATCGTTCCACCACCTTTTGACATACGGCACGCAAAGAACGCCCCCCATGACCGTCATGCAAAACGGCCTCGTCAGGACGGACCTCGTGAACAATTCCCCGCGTTGAACGCGCGCGTCTGGATCCCACAGGCCCAGAAGCGCAACCTCCGGTCCGCCGTATCCTTCCCACTTCTTTAATAGTGCTTCAAACCATCCAAATGCGTATTCAAGGTCATCGTCCGAGATCGAAATGAAAAACCCACGCGAATGCTTGAACGCGATGTTCCATGCCGAGATCGCGTCTGTGTCTTCAACAAACACCCGCAGTCCCGGATACAGGTCTTGACGGAGTTCCATTTCGCGTAGAATCGGCACGGCGGAGTCTGGATGACTTACCACGACGCATTCCCGATCGTGGCCCCTGGTTGTTTCGTAGAACGATTGGATTGATTTCTTGCATTGCTCGCCCCTGCCCCTTGTGGGCAAAGCGGCCGTCAGGATCGGCTTCTCCGATGTTTTGACTTCCTTGCGATTCTTCCATGCAATTTTGATTTCGTCGAACCGGATTTCCTCTGGTGTTCTCGGTCGCTTATCGCAACTCGAACAATTGAATTCCGGCTGATCCAGTTTGTACTGCCAGAACGTCGTCAGGCCGAGTTTGTTCGATTCTTCGGAGCATTTCCACATCGGCGTATAAACGTCGCGAACGCCAGCGAATTCTCCGCGAAATTTGCAGGGCAGATCGTTGATCGATCGAGCGACTCGGTCTAACGGAATTGGCGTTCCCGGATTCCACCATTCCTCGCCCTTCAACAGTTGCTCGTCGTTGTCCCGCAGAATGTCGCTGTAGCCGCCTTTTTGGCCGATCAGCCAGCTTTTCGGCGCATAGGCTTTGTAGTCCGCGACCCATTTCGAAATTGCGTGGTCACAATGGCCTGGATGCCATTGGTGCCAATATCGGTAAAGTTCCCGAAGTCCGCGTCCCTTCAGCGCATAAGCGTGACAGCGGTCCATCTGAACACATCGGACGACGTTTTCCGACAGATCCATCGGAGAAACCATATGGTGGCCGCCAAGAAAGCAGATTTCCCAGTCTTCCGGCATTTCAGAAATGAACTGTTCCGCCATGGCGTTGAAATCGGGGCATAGGACGACGTCGTCCTCCAGGACGAGCAATGAGTCGCAATCGTTGTTCAGAGCGTCTTCCAAGGCGTGCCTGTGGCTTTGCAGACAACCCCAGACATTGTTGCCTTCTCGGAATCCATCAGGAGCGGTGACCATTTCTCCGTCGACGCCGACTTGGAAGATCGGCTGCTTAAAGGGCCAGTTCGCCAGTTCTTTCGTGACCGATTCCTTACGGTCGATGCGGCGGGAAAGATTGATGACGACAACACGCTGGAAAGTATTCAGAAGATCAGCCAAATCAAGCTCCTCATGAGTAAATGTCGGTCAGGATTGTTGCATGCGATTCGCCTCAAGTCAAAAGAGCATCCCCTCCGAATAAGGCTTTCGCCAACGTCCAGAAAGGATCTCGCACAATCAGAGGCGTGCTATGGTAAAAAGCTTCGGTCAACTTAATGTGGTCGTTTTTGTTTCTTTCGGATATGGACCTGGACGTCGCTCTTGTGTTGGATCAACTACCAACCCGTTCCCAGGAAAACCGCATGATGCGGAACATACCTTTCGTCGATCGGAGCTTACTGCGAGAGATTTGAATCGCATCCATTCGGGGCTGAACCCGCAGAGTTCTTTTAACGTGCAAAGTTCTCTGAAACATAACTGGCCTCTTTTCTCAGTTACGCGAGCCCATCAAAAGAAAAAGCCCGCGGCAAACTGAATCCAGCAGTTCACTTTGGGCCGCGACGGAAATAAATCCGGTGCGTTCTCATTGTAAAGTCGCTGGATTCGACTTGCGAGACGAATGATGAATGAAGGTGAGTAAAAAATCAACGCCAGTTCATTTCTCCGCAAGTTCTATCGGAACTCCGGCCTTCGTCAGCATGGACGAAACGAAGTCCTGATCCGTCACAATCTTGGATTCGCGTTCTTTCACAATTCGAATCGCCTCATCAAGAATTCCGGGAGCGGGATCGTACCAGCGGACCTTTCGCCAGAAACCAGTATAGAACGCGCCGATTCCCATACGCAATTTATCGCGGATGTTCAGTGCGACCGCGTGTTGACGGAGCCGCTTGAGGATCTCCTCGCGATTTTGTTCGCAGCCATCTGGCCCCCATTTATTCATGCGATCGATCCACAGCCTGCACTCGCCGCATATCGGCATTGCCACGCCGAACGATTTCAGGATCTTTTCAACTTCTCTTCCGACGCCTTCCATGATCACAACCCCTGGAATAATTTTGCCAACAAATTGACGACGACCCGGAACAAATGGCATTCCGCTTCGTATTGGATTCGGAATCGGCGGCGGAACGTACCCGCTTGCGTTCCACCATTCCTGCGGCTTGTTCTGGAATTTGATGTCCGACCAGCCGCCGCGTTGGCCGATGAGCCAGTCGCCTTCAGGGCAATACGAACGCCACCTCGAAACCCATTGGCTTATCGCCCAGTCGCAATGGCCGACGTGCCATTGATGCCAATAGCGATAGAGTTCCTTCAATGCTTTGCCGCGCACACCGAATCCGTGGTTGCGATCCATGTGGACGGATTGCATGTAACCCGGCTTCACGAATTTCGGAGTGTTCATGTGATGGCCGCCGAACCAGACGAAGTCCCAATCTTCGGGAACGTCGGCCATGAACGCCGAGGCTTTTTCAGAGAAGTTTTCGCACAGAACGGCGTCATCTTCAAGGATCAAAAGCGATTCAATTCCATCATTGACCGCCAACTCCACAACTCTCCGAAACGACTGAAAACACGCCCATGCGAAGTTTCCTTCGTTGAATCCAACGGGGCACATAAGTTTCCTGCCATCGATCGCGTTGAAGAACGTCGGATCAGCGAACGGCCAGCCTTTTTTGAATTCGTCAAGAATCTGCGACCGTCTGTCTGGACGCCGCTGAAGATTAATGACGACTGTGCGATCGAAATAGCGGTTCATGAACTGCTGCTTCCCGAGCTACTTGAAGTGGAAACGGGAACAAGACAAATATAGCATCCGGCGGGAAATAATGGTCCGCCTAGTCCGTAGGGCGTCGTCGGCAATGTGCTCCGGTCTTGCACAATCAAGAGCGAGTTGCAAAGAGGACTGAATCCTGACTCTGACACGATTCTCATGGATTACCAATTCAACTGGATTGAGTACGGAATAATGGTATTCGGCAGCAGCGTCGTGTTGCAGTCGGGATAATAGTTATCCAGGACGCGATAAATGTTCGACGTGTCGAGGGTCATGCCATTTGAGACATCTGTTGAATAATAATACGCGAATTCGTTCCCGAATCCACTGGGATTGGACCCTGCGTAAACGTATATGCCACCAGCAACACAGATGATTGTTATTCCAAACCTGGCTGCGCAATTCCCCTGCCACCCACCAGGTCCGAATGCGCCTGTAGCCGTAATTGGATTTGGGCACGGAGAATAAAAAGGAGAAGAGGCAAATGTAGAATCGAATGTGCATGAGATCGATGTGACGCCCGCGAGCGCGTCATATGACTCCGTATTGCATGACGTAGCCGGAACGACGGTGACCTGATCTGGAATAGTTCCGCCGCCATAGAGCGTACCGCTTTGATGCCCATCGAAAATAAAGACGCCTCCTTTTTTGCAGGAAAATTTGTCGCACGCATAATGCAGCCAGAAGGTGGGTTCAAGACTTCCACACGTCGCGAATTGGATTCCGAGTTCCCAGATGAGATTTCCATCAGAATCTACCGTGTCTGGCTGTTGAAACAATGTTGCGACCATTCCGGTGGGAACATCAGAAAGATTGTAAACGCATGGGCAATCGCCGATGCCACCAGGATTGATTGTGTATCCCCAATAGGGCGTGTTCGGTGCATAAGTGAAGGGCCGGTAATATTGACCACACGTGTCGTTTATGACAGTGCTGCCTGTCACGTATGGCGGTCCGCTGCCGAGAAGCGTCACGGAGTTCTGAAAACCAATCGGAACGCTCGGTTCTGCGTTGCTCGGCGTATCGCCGCCTCCGCCAGGCCATTCAGCGTTAAAACACGAACAGCAGCAATTGACATTAAACGAGTCACCTTGACATGGTTGGTAGGGGGGCGATCCATTGGCTCCGAGGCAGAAAATGCATCCTGAGCCAGCGCCTAAAACTGTCGGCGGTAAAGTGTCGGCACGGACGAGCGATAACGTCGATGAACAGAGCGGATCAAATAATTTTGTACTGATGAATTTCATCTTCCGACGCCGCTTTAGCTGCTGGAGCCGCTTGAAGAGTCGCTGCTGGACGACGCCGGCGGCGGCGTCGACGGGGTGATGCAGGTCATGCATGCCACCGGCATTTGCTGTGGCAGCGTTTCTCGTCTTAAAAACACGACGTTAGATCCACATAATGGATTGAATGGTTGAAGGGACTGCACCCTCATGAGAGCGTCTCCGAGAATCCGTCCGGCAGCCAATCCGTCCCGGAAAGAAAGAACGGCACCATCTGCATCGCCGGAACTGAGTTTCCAAATGCGTCTGTTATAGTGACGATCTCCATCTGCCATTGGTACGTCCCGCAAGTTGACGAACTACTGGAGCTTCCCGAGCTCGAGCTGCTTGATGGAGTTTGACAAATAATGATCGGGCATGAGTACCAGATGCATCCGCTTCCGCTGCTTGATGCGGAACTTCCAACACTTGCCGATGATCCGCAGTCGCTGGCCACCGCGTACCATATAGTGATCGTTCCATCAGGAGCAAAAACGCTATACGGGTCCGCCCAATCGATGCTCTGAATGAAATATTGAAGATACGCCCCGCTCGGGGCTGCATCGCATGAAAAAATCGTTGGCGTCCCAGGACAGACAAAGCAGTTTGGACAACCGCCATAGGCGCCCGCACCCCCGCCTCCTCCTCCTCCTCCTGATCCGGATGCCGTGGCTCCGCGAAAGAATACATCGAACTGCCCATACGGAAATGTGAAACCAGAACTCGAATACGACGATGACCCGGACGGTATCCAAATCGTCGACGAACTCGCCGACCCATCATCCCCGGTCGGATACCCATCCGACTGAAATCCGACTCCGCCTCTTGTGATGTACCATTGATTCGGAGTCGGCCCCCATTCCTCGCCTGGCAATGGAGGCGCGACGGTTGGATCAAGAGCCACGCAAATGCGTTGATCCGCGAAGGCTCGTCCATAGGAGTTCGCGGGGTTCCACCATCCAATTCCCGTCGAGCTGTCAGACGCGGAGGCCGTCGACGGTGGGGCCTGAATGCTGCTTGACGAACTGGTCTGGCCAGCCTTGAGTATGGAGTTGCTGGTAACGAGAAGATTGCCCGCTTGACCGGTGTACCGCACGATGTGGTGAATCGCGATCGACTCATTCATCTCGTACGTCGGCGTGATTTCCACCCAATCGATCACGACGACCGATCTTGGCGGAATATCCAAGCCGGAATCGTTTTGTACGAGTACGCCGATTTGCGGATCGCGATCGCTCACGTGTCGACGCCTCCACGTGCTCTCTGGGCTCGTCGATAGCCGATTTCTTTTTGCAGAATCATTTTCTCGATGATATTGTGCCGTCCGTCGCGCTGTCGGCGTTCGTCATATCCCGGCAGCCGCCAATCATGTTCGGTATTCAGGGACGCCCTCATCGTTGTTCCTCCATTTGTACCGCCGATTGAATAGCTGATTTGCTGGACCGCTCCGTCCATATCAAGAGGGAAAATTCCAAGATACGTTTTCTCGGACGTGTTTTGCGTGATGTAGGTTTGTGCGATTTGCTGAGCGTAATAGAGGCTCATCGCCGCCACTTCATCGCTATTGTCGACGGTTCCTGGGATGTTCTTTCCGCTATTTCCCTCGACAGTGGAATACTTCAAGTCGCCGTTGGCGTCAACTTCCGGCAGATACGTCGTGACATAATAGGGTTTGACGTCTTCCTGGATCACGGTTCGGCAAAACGTCGTGTCGGTGCCGTTTCCAATTTGATAAAAGAACTCGTTGCGGACGGGTTGCCACGTGTAGAGATCGCGGACATTCACGGCGCACGTCAACCACAATTGTGGCACGTCCATATCGACATCCTGGAAGCTCACGCTCTTGTTGTACCGCAGCGCCTGGGAGAGGGTGATGATTGAGCGGTCTGAATCGACTTCGTCAAGAGACAGACTGAACGTCGTCTGGTCTTCCTCGCTGATCTGATCGTAGTTTTTAACCTGCGAGTCGATTCGTTTTCCGAATGGAAAGTTGCCGCCAGCCGACATGCCATTTGGACTCCAAAACAGACCGCTGATAAATGCCGGCCTGGTGTGTTGCTCGTTCCATGCGTCGACATACGTCGTGACCAAGCGATTGCTCAGAATCATCTGCTTTCGAAAGACCTTTGTCGGATACCCAGGGACCGTGATTGTGGCTTTTGTTGGATCGGGTATCGGGTTTTTCTTCGTGGGCGTCGCCGCGAATTGAAACGGATATGTATCACGAATCCGGAAACATTTGCAGATCGTCTGCAACGCCAATTCTCGATCGCTGGTCACCGTGCCATCTGGTAGCCGAAATCGATTGGGATTAAGCGACGCGAAGTCGACAGAGCCCAAATCGAATCCATAGGGGCTATCACCGTGCGGGTCTGGCGCGTACTTCAGATAGTCAATCCGTTGCCATCCAAGATTTCGGTCACGTCCGACGGCCTCAAGGCGAACAGCCATCTGATAGTCGATCGGAGCCGACACGATTTTAATGTAATCCGGAACTTCCTGCGGATCGATTCCGTCGCCCGGGTCTCGATACGGCCAGTTATTCGGCAGGGTGTTACCAACTCCAGTGAAGCAGACGACCCACGCTCCCGTTGATCTCTGCGGTACGATCCGGCAGCCCAATTGATCGCAGATGTCGGCCGCCGCCTCGGCCGCATTGGCGTGGTCCCAGTCGACGATCGGCCTCGCATCCAACGGCAGAGCCGACACGTCGTAATTCTGGACCCCCAGCGCCTGAAAGCACAGTGACACCAAGGTCTGCGGATCGGCCTCATGTAGCGGATCTACCCAGCCATTCGGTAGAAGGAAATTGTAGTTGCCCGTGATCGATCGGTCCTTCCAGGCCCATCGTTCGTCGAAGAAACGGACGTTGAGGATCTTTCCGCCGCTGCCACGTTCGAAAAAGATCGCATCGATATGACAGTTTTGCAGGACGACCGTCGTGTTGTTGTATGTGAGAACAATGTTTCCATTGAGATCTGGAAATCCAAGTTGCGGCACCATCTTCAAAAGGCCGATGGCTGGGCTGATACCGGCCCAGTCGGTGAAGCTGAACGACAGCCAGCCGACCGGTGAAACACCTGGATACGAGAAGACGCCTTTATTCGTGCTCGTCATTATTCATGCCATCGTATCACGTGAACGTCATGGCCGATCCAGCACCGTGCTGAACATTAATTGCCGTCGTGAGGTAAGTCGTAACGCTCAGAGTTCCGGAATTTACGACTTTATTGTTGTCCGCGACGATCGCGGAGTTTCCGTAGACTTCGATAGGATTAGTTAACGTCTTGGCTCTCGGATCTTGATCGAATGAAAGGGTCGCGTTTCCGGCGAGAATGCATGTTCCAAGAGTGCCGGTCGAGTTGTATAGGATCGTCCCATTGTCGGCCGTCAGTGTTGTGACGGCACCCGCGTTGATGAGAAGAATTCCGCCTCCGGTCCCCATCGTCAATGTCGTCACATTGCTGTTGATCGTCATGTTCCCGCCATTGGCGGTGATCGTTCCCAGAGTCGCCCCTGGTCCGCAGTAGAGCGTCACGTCGGTCAATGCATTGCTGATATACGTCGTCAGGATCGTCGGGAAGTTCGCTGTATCGGTCTGATAGAACGCAACTCCGACATCCCCTTTACTGACATCCAGTTGACTTCCGCTCGCTCCACCCGTGATCAACACGACGGGCGTATTCGCGTCGATTCGCCTGCCCGTCTGCTGAGCCCGCACCGTGGCGGCCGTCGATCCGAATGCCAGATTGCACCGAGAAAGTGAACCGGAATTTATGACCGCCGTCCCACCGGTCAACGTCAATGCCCGAGTTCGATATTCCGCGTACGGAGTGCTGTTATTGCTGTTGATGATCGGCAGCCCGATGTTTCCGGAAAATCCCGGATTGACGTTCACGGTGATTCCCGTCAGCGATGTCGAGAGTCCGAACAGGCAGCTTGTTGATCCGTTGTCGAAGATCAGGGTGTCGCCATTGGCCGGTGCGACGCCCCCAACCCAGTTTTGAGCGTTCGCGAAATCGTTCGGTCCTGTCGCCGATTGTGTGTGCGCGATTGTGAACGTCGCACTACCGCCCGTTGACACTGAAATCACGCATGGATTTCCAGCCGCATTCGCCGTGGCGACGATCGTTGTACCGGACACCACTGGAGTCAATTCACTGAATTCGACCGGAGGCGGAATCTGAAGGTTTTGCCACGCAGTGACAAGCCCCGCGAGGATCGTCGCCACCGTATCGCCGCTCCCGGCCACATACGTAATGGACTTGCTGTTGATTGTGACGCTGTAGGTTTGGCTTGTGACGGTGCCTGAGAGACTTATGACCCAGACGTCCAAGACCGCGGCGGCATTTCCGACCCATTGCTTGCTTGACATTTAACTCATTATCCTACTTGGTTCGGGTACGCTTGAAATGGCAAACTCGAAATATATTCGTACCGCCAGTTCACGGAATACTCGATCGGATTTCCTCTGATCATCTTCGGGCTTCCCCAACTCAGCGTTCTGGCCGCGCCTGCCGACGTCCTCAAATTACCCGGAAATAGCGGTGGCATTGGAACCGGCCCCGGACCGGCTTGCGTCAGGCTTCCCGATTGCGTTCCGAAATACCACGATGAATCCGTGACCTGCTGGAGTATCGGCAATCCGGAAACTGGCAGAAGTTCAATATACATCGGAAAACCATAGTTGTCCGTGAACGTCGTTGTCTCCTGAAATGAAAGTGGATCTGTCGGCGACGCCCACATGAAATCCGCTTCGAGAGCGAAAGTGTATTTCAGGTACGTCACCATCTCTGCGCCGCCCAAGTCGCCGTGACTGATCGGACTCACGACTCGGCACCCGCCGATTGCCTGCTGGCCATTGATCGTGAATGGAGTTCCATTGAATCCAGCACTAAACCCATCCTGTTGATAGGCCAGCAAAAGAGTGTTGTATTGAGAGAAGATCGATGATTGCGTGCCGAGCAGCTTTCCACGCAGATTCCACACAACATGCAGCAAGTGGGCTCTCTGAGTCGCTCCGCGGATGAACGCCTTCTGAATCGAGTCGTAGGCGACCTCATTGTCGGCGTGCGTGAATCCCCCATAGAAAAATTGCATGATTACTGATTCTGCCTCATGATGACGGAGGTATCGGTGTCTATTTTCTGCTGTTCAACTCGCTGAAGAGCCTTGTCTATCGCGGCCATTCCGCCGAACAGTTTCGAAAACACCTCGACAATCTGGCCTGCGATCTTTTCATTCCGCTTCGCAATCTCAGGCGCCAGTTTTTCGGCGGCGGCCGTGAGAGAGTCAATGAATGCTCCACCGGATTTTTCTTTGGCCTTCGCGTCTTCAATCGCCTTGTCGTGCTCCTCGGGGATTAAATCCTCGGCTCCCTTTTCCTTAGCCTCTTCTATGTTCAACCTTCTTAATTCATCAGAACCGCCAGCGGCCTGAATCCGCTCCTTTTGGAATGGGGCCACATACGGACGAGGCGTCAATTGCATTTCCGGTTCGTACTCAATTGGCTTCGGCGTGATCGCTTCGGCCGATGCCTGTTCCTTCTCGTGTTCTCCGACGCGCTCTTTTTTGGCACGAGCATTCGCTTTGCTCTTGTTCATGATGTCGGCGGGAGTGCGATTCTTGACGGCAAATGCTTCTGGAAAAAGTTTTTGAGCAGCCTCGACCTTCTCGTGTATCGAGGCGCCTTTCTTATTCATGGCTGCGGAATTTCTATCGATCGCGAGATATTGCGCACGCGTAAATGTCTTCTCCGCCTTTTTAAATTTCGCGATCGCATTGCGATCCAGGCGTTCGTTTTCTTGCGCTTTCCGTTTCGCGGTGGCATCGGATTTGATCTTATCGAGTCGGGCGCTTCTCTCGTTTGGCATCTCCTTCTTAGGCCGAGCCGCCGCATTCTCCGCCGCAACCTTGGCGAGTCTCGCTTCCTTGTCGGCGGCCGCTTTCTTCGCGGCGTTTCTCGCCGCCGCTCCAGGAATTGGAACCATCTTACCGGCATCGCGGTCTTTAAATGCCTGCGCGAGTTGCTTATTTAGCTTCAGTGCATTCATCGCCTGCAACTGCTGGCCTGGGGCCATGCCGCCAATATGCGCCAGCATGCTGTCCTTCGCGTCCTTGAGCGACCGCACATTGTCGGCGAAGTTTTGCTTGATCTGAATGCCTGTTTTGTGCTCATTGTTCAGCTTATTCAAGATGTCTTCGTGCAGTCTTGCTTGTTGTTCCAGATAGGACTTCTTTTCTTCCTCGATTTTGTTGAGTTCCCGCTCTTCGTCTAAGTGGCTTTTTGCCGCCTTTTCCTTTTCTTGTCCCAATCTGAGAGTCTGAAGTGGACTCCGGAGCGCCTGTGGACCAGTGTCAACGACGCCCTTATACGCACCGACGGCCGTAGACGATGTCCATGCGGCCAAATTGCCGAGCGCTCCCGTGTCCGGCATGTCGTGGATTTCCTTGATTCGCCGCTTGATTTCCTCCCGCTCTTTTTTGTGCTTCTCAATGACGCCCGCACGACGCTCATCCCAGTTTTGCGGCGTGGCGTCAAGAAGCGATTTCTTCTCCAGGAGCCCGCGAATATGGCCCTCCTGTTGCGTCATTTCGTCGATGCCAGATTGCTCAATTTCCAGAGTATGGCGCAAATGCCCCCGCGTTTCGGGAGAGCTTCCACCGTCAGAGTTCAAGGACGACTTCATCGCGGCGTAGGAGATTCGCTGCTTCATCGCCCACGGGACATATCTTTCGGTCTCCAGCGTCGGATGTTGCATCGCCATCGTCATGTGGCGCTGCAACTCAATGCTGTACTGAGCTTCCGCGTGACGCGACATCATCGACTGCGTTGCGGCGACATTCCTGCTGCGGACGTGCCGGATTTCTTCCTCACGCAGATATGCATCGTTGAAGATGTTCGCGACGTCCGCGCCGATCTGAACGATCTGTGCTCCGATTGATGCGATGACGCCGGCTTTAGATCCCCCCGCCGCATTCGCCAGCCCCTCAATAACAACGATTGATCGGACAAGCTCCGCATTTGTGCTGGACGCTGACGCCGCGACCTGGGCGAGCCCTTTGCTGAGCTTGATCATTGACTGATTTGCGGCCTCAGTCGCATCCGCCGCCTCTTTCGCGCCCTTGGCTTGTGCCTTCGCTGTTTCGTCGCCGCGCTTCATCGCGTCGCGTGTCGTGTGGAGCGAAGCAATTCTATCTTGCCGCTCGAACATGCTGACGGCTTCTCCACGCATCATGCGTTCGTCGGATTCGCTGACGGTATTGTCACCGCCCGGATGAGTCAATTGCATGACTCCGCGTCGACGTGGCCGACCGCCGCCAAAATTCAGTCCACCGACGACCGGACCTGGAAACGATGATGTGTTTTGAAACGATCCAATATCCGACAACTGCTTCTGCGCCGCGTCGACGCAAGCTTGAATGTGATCTTGCACGGCATTGAGAGACACACTCCCCGCCTCCACATTCACTTTTACGACAACTTCTCGTATCGTCGTCATCTCAGCCCCGCAAGTCCGATGATGGTCGATTAGAACTCTCGCCGCTCTGATCGTTCAAGCCGATCCTCAATTGACCGAATGACCGCCGCATTTTCTTTTACGAGCGGATCATCTGGAAAGACTCCGACCGCTCGACATTCCAAATAATGCTCATAGCACAGTTGATTCGAATCGCTCAGTTCGATCGGCCTTTCCCATGTCCCTTTCATGCAACCAATTCGCGTCACGCACGGGGCCGGGTTCGCCCGCAACCTCTTCGCTGGCTCACCATCCCTCAGAAGCTCCATCAGGCCGGTATTCTCGTCGAAACCGTAGATCTTACAAACGGCACAATCTCGGGTAGCGACCTTCGGGTATCTCAGCAACAGCCAGATACCCTCCCTCAGTTTTTTTGCATCTCTTCCTTAGATTCGACGGGCGTCTCCTGGCCCGGCTTGACGTCGCTCAACTGGCTTCCGCGAATGATCGAGTAGACGCGATGGAACAGGCCCGCATTGATCCTCGCGCACGTCGCCGCAGTGCATGCCACAGGCTGCTCAAATGAGTCTTTCATGGTCCATGTCACGATTTTCTTGGCCACGAATTCGCAGGCGAGCTTTTCAGCCTTCTCGGCGCAGGACGGATCTTTGAATTCGTCCCGCAACGCAATCGCGACCTCCGCGTCGTGCCGGACATTCTCTGATCTCGCCGCCGGGCGATAGGTGAATTCAAGATCGCCCCAGAGCCGTTGGCCCGCTTCGTTCGCCTCGGACGCCTTCACGAATCCATCATGCCGCGTGTAGCCATCTGGGATATATCCGCTGTTCATAGGCTCCTTCTTCTAAATTGTTGACTGTTTTGATAGGATTCGAATCGGAGGCACACAATGTCCAACGATTCCGAAAAGCTTCATTTTCAACTTGAAGCCTGCTGCAAGCACGTTGATCCGCACGTGTTCGACAACGCGAAGATCGTATTTAACGATCCGCATTCAACGACGCTCGAAAAGCTGCTCGCAAGTTGTGTGTTCGACCTGGCGATAGCACACAATCGATTGGTCGACGCTCTTGAGTTCGGACAGGTGTCGATGACCGTGTTCGAAAAAGATATCAAGAGGCAATAACGACTGTCGATCAATTGATGGTCGTAACCACTTCCTTAACGCTACTTAAACCGAACACCTGATAATTTAATGGCAGACGCAAATGCTGCCTTCCAGGCACGGTAACGCTTTCGGAAGTCGCGACCAATGCGGCCATCGTAAACGCCAATGAATCCGATCCGTTCGTGAACGCAAGGCTCCCAGTAATGGCGCTTCCTATCGCCGGCTGGCTTCGATTCGCCGTCAAGAGACCCGCTTCGGTTGACGTGTATTTTGTTTGCAGTCCGAGCGTGATGACTCGGTCTGTGGGCTCCAGGTCCGTCGCCGATTGGCCTTGCATGTATGTCGGAATGATCTTGTTGTCGAATCGCAAGATGAAACGGTCGATTGAGTACGCTGTGCCGCCAATCGTTACGCCTGAACCGAGATCCGAGAACATGAATTCGCGATTCGTGACATCCGGAGCGCCCGATAGAGACCCGCCAGAAGTGATCGCCAGAGTCTTGCCGACGCAACTGAGCGTCAACTTCATTTTCTCGCCGGGAGCACCTTCGTACGTCATCACATTGACGCGAAGCACATACGTGTATGTCGCCGTTCCGTTGTCGACGACGACGGTAAGATCCGAAAGCGAATCAGTGAGCGTGTATGTGGCGGTTGCGGAGTTCAGCGCCGGCCAGAGAACCGCTTCCAGCTCAACGGGCGTCGGATTCATTACGATATCACCGGCGACATGGATAAGACCCTGAGCGAGCCGTTCCATCTGACGTGTTCTCGTGCCACGCAAACCATCGTCCTGCACGATTTCAATGACTTCCTTGATCGACTCGGAGACGAATTCGACGAGCGTGCCGCCGATAGTCATCCTCGATCTGTAGCCCATCTGCTCTGTCACGAGTCAACTCCTTATCCTACGTCCCTCTGCGATGTTTTCATCGCTTTGCGACTCATTTCTTCGCTGTCATCGCTTTCGCCGCGAACTCGTGGGCCGCTTGAGCCGCCCTGTGAGCTTCCGCCGCATCGTCATGCAATTCCGCCATTGCAGATCCACCGCCGCTGATTCCTGAATCGTCGTGCATGTCGGCGCACGCCCCATGCTCATTCGCGGCTTCCAGATGCATCATTGCGGCGTCATCAAGCCCCAGCGCCGATCCTTGAGTCATCGGCTGCCCTTTGATGTCTTTCGATCTCGCCGCAATTTTGCCGGTTCCAGCCGTGGCTCGCAATGTCAGCTTGTTCGCTCGTTTTGTCGCGTCCCATGCTTCTTTTGACGCTTGGATTTTTGCCGAATCAAAGCCATCCATTCCGCCGACTGTCGGTTGGTCGGCCTTCAATTCCGCTTTCGTTCGCAGAACCGTGCGACCATCTTCAATCATTGGTAGTCGGAGATTTTTGAAGGACATCAGGCCACCTTCGATTCTTCCGCGGAGCTTGATGCTTCCTCGACGACGGGTTCTGAAAGAATTCCTTCAGCCGGCATTGGAGGAGGGGTTTCAATGTCGCTCCATGAATGGGCGAAGTCAACCGCGTCTTTCATCCGCTCAAATAATCCACGCTCAACCTTCATCGTCGTCGGCCCGGGATTCGGATTGTCCGCATTCGCTTCGCTAGGCACTTCCACCGAGCGTGACACAATCGTCACGACCCCATCAATCGCTCGTTCATCTTCCTTCGTTTCCACCAGGCATCCGTTGACCGTCAGCGTTGGATGGACTTCCATTGGAGGGGGCGACTTCGCATCCTTCCATGACTTCGCGTAGCGCTTCGCCTCGGGAATCGAATAGAACGGCCCTTTCGCGACTTTCTCAAGATGCGACGGGGCCACTTGCGTATTGTCGCTGTGACCGACCCAGCGAAAGACGGTAACCTCAAATCCCTCGACTCCATCCGCATTGACCTTGTGGATCAGGTGACACGCATTGATATGCATCGATCATCTCCCGCTGGCCAATTGTCTCACTGTTTCGTCCGCGATCCGCTCGGCGAGTAAGTCTACACGCTCCTCGGAAATTCCGACAGGCGGCCTTGCTGGCATTTTTGACGTGCCTTGATCGTGGAAAATCGCGTAGGGAACGTCGGTGCCGAAAATCGATCCGCGAGACGAGACAGCACTCACGTTTCCAGGTCCGCCAACCGTCACCAGAGATCCCAATAACGTCCCTGTTTCGAACAGAATAATGTTGTGGCCCTTTTTCTTAACAGTCGACGGAGCCAACGGAGCCCACGGGCTTCCGCCAGGCTCTCTTTCTTCGTGAAACGCTTCCGCTTCGCCTTCCGCGATGGTTTCCTGAAATGCCGTCAGGACGTCGAAATAGTCCATATTGCGGACTTGCGATTCGAGTTCGACGAGGATGGCTTGCGATTCTTGGATCATTGCCGTGGCTCCTGGAACTTCGCCCGAATGATCATGCCGCTCACAAACGCCTTCCGTTCAAGCCACGCTTTCGGTTCGACGACCGCTCCCGGTTCGACGAGGAGTTGATAATTCATCGGCATTGCCGGATTCGGCAGAGAATATTTCGCGATCAGGTCGCTAATCGCTTGATTGTGCAGATTTCTGCGAATCGATTGACGCCAGCCCAAACGTTGCTCAAGAGACGTCACCTGTGGTTGTGCGATAATGAACACGGCCGTTCCGTAGTAAACGCCGTCTCGGTCATTCAGCTCATCGCCCATGACCTCCGGGCCGTATGGGCAGATCGAGACGAACGGCAGTACGGACTGCCCGTCCTGATAATTTGAGACCTCCTGCACAATGACGCCGCCATTCAACCCGGTCAGGTTCAGCGCCTGAATCGTGGCCTGGATGACTGTGATCGTATCGAAGTGGTTGGAGATTCCGGGCACAGACTTCCTTCAGTGTTTCAAGAGGAAATACAGGGCAACCACTATAACGAAAGCGGCAATGAGCGATGAAAGAGATTCTGGCTCATCGTCGTGATTTTTGACTCGTCCGCTCATGACATTAATTTTCGGCACACGCACTGCCAGTCCGTATGCAGGGTCTTTTCCGTCGTTCCCGCGTCGGTCACAATATATGTCACGCCATTCCACTGAATCCAGTCTTCGGCCCTGATTTCTCGACCGTTTTGAATCGGATTCAGTTCGGAATCGGGAACGTTGATTAACGTTTCGTCGCCTTGAAGCTTGAGTCGACCATAGTCCGCGAGTCTGCTGCTGATTGGTTTTTCCCATGCATTGTAGCATTGGACGATTGTTGAATTGTTGGCGAAGAAGCTTGCATCGCTGAAGGAAAGCCCGGTCTGCGAGACGGTGATGATTGTGTCCGACGAAACGGCCGTGACGTTCAACAGCGTTCCATTCGTGACGACGTTAGTTCCTCCAGAGATGTAGTTTTGGTTGCCGCTCGTCGAATTCGCGACCAAAACGCTTCCGATCAGGATCGGCACGGGCCCGCTTTTGAATGCCGTTCCAACTCCTGTGATCGTGCTTCCTGACGCTGAAATCGTGCCTGCCTGCGGAACGGCCATGAAGTCCGGGTTAAGCGTCACAGTCGCCGCTCCGCGACCTGGAACGAGGCGGATATGGCTTCGGGCTTGGCGTTGAGTCAGCATTTCAGCAGCTTTCCAATCGACCGTTTCTCAGAAATCCGTGCCAGACATCAGGAAGCCAGAACAGACTCGGCGAAAGCGTCGGCTTCTCTCTCGTTCCGGACAGTTCCCATTGGTTTCTTTGGCCATCGTTCTCGCGATGCCTCACGGCCCACCCAACTTCCACGAACTTTCCAATGAACTCCGCGACGATTTCTTTTCCAGCGTATGCTTGGTCATATGTCACGGGCATCATAATCAATACGTGCGTGACATCTTCGGGAAAGCTCAGATCGCCGTGTTCCGCATAATAGTAACGAATCGCGTCTTTCCCATGAGACTCGCATTCCTCACGCGAATTAAACACTCTGCAATCGATAGATTCCGCGGAAATCATCAAATCACCGGCATCGTAAACGGAGCCAAACAATTCTCGATCGAGCCAAATACCTGCGATTGAAGCTCGGGGCTGAAATACGATTCCGCCGCGTCTTGATAATTATTGCTCGCGATCGCGGTTCCAGTCTGGCTCATTTGAATCATCTTCATGACCGCCAAATTCACGGCCATCTCGATTTCCGGAGGAACAGGCGAAAGCCCGGCCGTATAGACAACCTGAATGTTGCCGTTCGGCAAAGGCGGCTGTTTTGAGACAAGCCCCCAGCGTCTCGAATCCCATGCGTACCACATTCCGTTGATCCGCCGCAACGCTCCGCTTGAGCCAATTCCGTAGTATCCGGCCATGATCGTATAATCGGTTCCTTGGACGAGAACCTGCGGCGTTGAACCTGGCCCTTGGCCGAACCAGAATGTATCGTCAATGATCACAGAGGCCACCGAAATGATCGGAAACTGCTTCAGAAACAGGATCGGCGAATTGTCGCCTGAATAGTATTCCGTCAGCGTTTGCGTTTCGATGTTGCGATTGAACTGGCGTTTGATTCGGCCCGATACGCCAGCTATGAAGGCGTCAATCTGAAGGTCGAGCGACGTGTCTTGAGGCGAGATATTCGCCTGCTTTTTCACTGAGTTGCGATTCGTCAGTGCCACGGCATCGCCTCATTATTTCTTCGCCTTCAATGCCGCGTCGACAGCCTTTTCAACGGTCGCGTCGACTTGCGCGACGACGGATGCATCGGACGTCGACTGATTTGCCAACGCCACCGCTTCCCATGCCGCCCGTGCTTTCGCGGGGACTTTATCCCATGATGGATGCGGATATGGCTCATTCACGTCATGAACGGCGCACCAGGCTTCGTAGGAGATTTGTCCGGGGGTCATTCAATCCTCATTTGGCCAGGGTTTTCGCCACGCCTTTGCGGTCCTTCGCCTTCTGTTGGAGCTTCTCGGCTTTCGCCAGGAATGCCGGCCAGATCGATTGGGCCTGCGTCAGTTGCTCAAGCCGCCAGTCCAATTCGGCATAGACCACGGCATCACGCGGCATGTCGCTAAACTGTTCTCGGCGAAGATTCTTGACGTTTTCCCAATGCTTCGCGACCCGATTGACCACGGTCTCAGGGGTCTCTCCCGCTCTCATTGCCGCTTTCGAGATCATGTTCACGGGATGCTTCAAGGCGTTCGGGACGTTCGGGGCAAACGCATCGTCGAGCGGATTCAAATCTTCCGGTCCGGAAAGTTCGCCGCAGGCGTCCCGAAGTTCGACTTCCATGAACGCATCGGCATAATGGAAGCACCGCGTCGCCAGATCGGTCGGATTCGCGTGGCCGCCACCGTGGGCGAGCATCGCGATGTAGGTTTCACGGGCCAGTCGGACTCGTTCGGAATTGTTTTTGTCTTCGGCCATGATTTCAACTCACGCAAGAACAACGATTGGGCGAGCACATTGCCGCCCCGATTCGATTAGCTGATATTCGACGGCAGGATTGATTGCGGATATCGGTATCCATAGGCGATGTAGAAGCCGCAACCGTACTGAGTCGAATTCGTCTGGCCCACGGTCATGAGGACGTGGTTGTACGGTCCGACCGTCGTGTTGTTGCCGTCAAGGTCGGACGCTTGGACCTCAATGACCGCCAAATCAGGCGCTCCCGCCGCTCCGGTTTGGGTCGAACTGCTTGAGCCCTGCGTCCATGTCGTCAACGTGTACTGGGAATTCGAACTTATTCCGCCCTGTTTTGTGCGGATTCGATTGAAGTTCAGTGCCTTGGCGTTCGCTCCAGCGTTGTTCGTCGCTTGTGAGACCTGAATCTGCGGATCGTCGCCGGTGATGCCAGCCCCCTTAAAAAACACGATGACAAGGCGCTGGATCTTGCTCATGTTGACCCATTGTCCGGCATTGCTGCCCGTCGACAGATTGACAGGGACAAACGCCGGAATGATATCCGCGATTTCGCTGAACTCATGATTGAAATCGGACATGTTTCATCCTTTGCGGACTCGCCGCGTTTTGTGATCCGAGTCAAAAACCATCGAAACCGCGAGGATTATCGCGAAGCCAATTGAATGAAGCTGGACTGAGTGTTCGTGCCGTTTGCCGGAGTGATCGGGCTGTTCTCCCACGGTTGAGCATTGAGTCGCATCGTGAATCTCAGCGCCATCTGATCGGTCAGGAATTCCACATGCATGGAAACCGCCTGCTGAATTCCACCTTTCGTGATCGAGATGATTTGACCCAAATCAGCCAATGTGATATCGCCCTGAGTCGTGAGGCTCGCCGCGAATTCGATCGGCTCGACAGGCCGACCACCCAGCGTTCCGTAAGGCAATCCCGCCAACCCTGTCGGCGGCATGTAGACCAATTGACCGGAATACGTTCCAGTAGCCAACGTGAGTTGCATCAACTGTTGAATCGTGTCTTGATTCACGAACCAGCTTGCATTTTCCATATAGGGAGCGAACAGGCGGTTTTGCATCGTGATGATGTTGCCGCTGACGATCGTGAGCGTTGATTGGCCTCCGACCGCCGCGATGACCAGGAGACTCGGGCAGTTGATGATTCCGAGCGGCTGACCAGCGCCGGTTCCGTTGAACAGGCTGTTGCCCATCATCCACGCGAATTCGTCCGACACCTTGCGGGTGACGTATTGCTCCAGGGCAATCGCATTGTCCTTGAGAAGCTCATCCGTCAGATAGACCACGACGGCCAGCTTTTGCAGCTTCATCTGGATTTCGCGGATCGTCGGCTTGCTCGGGGTGATCGAAGAACCTTCACCCGTCCAATAGGCTTGCAGGCCGCCAGCCCGGAAGCCCGTTTTTCGGCTCGTTTCAGCATTCGCCAGAAACGTCATGTTGTTGCCGGAAACGGTATAGCCGTCAGTGCGGGCGAAAAGATTATTTGCGTAGACGTGCTCATGGATCTTCAGGTTGAATTCAGGAATCACGCCAAATCCACCGTCAGTGCCGATGGATTCGGACATCCCCTGAATTGTCTTGAAGACAGGATCCATGTGCTTTTTGTAGTTGTCGCGGAAGCCCTGAGTGCGCCCGTTGTCTTCGAGTCCCTGGAGCACGAAATCCTTAAAGCTCTTGAAGCCTGATCCCGTCGCGCCGCATCGCTGATATCCACTGGATTTCAGAGTTTTCCAGATCGACTTCATCGCCGTATGCCGGTCTGATCGAGTTTGTCCGCCGGTCTGGGTCGCCATATTCCCGCGATACGACGACGTGAAATCGTAGACGAGCGTGGCGGATTCGACGTCGTTGTCGTCGAAGGACGATGTGACGCCGGGGGCCGCATGGATTCCGGCATGATTTGGAGTTTCCGCAAGCTTATCGATTTGCGACTTAAAGGACTTATTTTCCGACGCCAATGCCTCGTTCTTCTTGACGAGGTCTTCGACGCGAGTTTCGAGGGTTGCGAGATCAGCCATGTTGATTCATTCCTTTTGATCGTGGTCGTGAAACCTGGGCCTTCAATCGGCCACGGGTCAGGACAGGGCTTTGTTCAATCGGTCTTCGAGGGCTTTGAGGCGTTGAGCCTCGTTCGTGCTCGGCTTCTTTCTCGCCGCTTTGGCGATTGCCTTGGCCTGGGATTTGGCTTGGTCCATCAACCAATCAAGATGTTCGATGTCGGACTTGAGCATTCGGCGTTCGGCGACTGTCAATGATTTTGACTTCGACAGTTCTTTCAGGCGATGAGCCACACCGAAGATCTGATGTTGACGTCCTGTCGCTCCGGCCAGAAACGCCTTCATGTCGGAATCGCCGGTCGAGTCTTCGCCGGATTCTTCGTCATCGTCGCCATCCATGTCGTCGGACTTCAGGTCGCATTTCATTGCTGGATAGTGCTTCAGGTGGGAACCTTCCAACGCTTTCATCTGGCCCTTCATTACATCATTGACCGCTCCGACGTCGTCTTTGACGCCTTGGTGTTCCAATTGCGGTCCGAGGCATTCATTCGTCGCCTTGCAGGCGGACTTGAGGGCACCGTGGAGGCATTTGATGACTTGCGAGCCATACGGTTGCTTGCTCGGGTCTCCGCCGGGCTCGGGCTCAGGAGCGATTTGCGTCGTGTCCTCGTCATCGTCCGAATCGTCTTCCACGTCGGTTCCACGTGCTTGGTCGGCGGGAACTTCTCCGGGGTCTTTTTTGTCGTTGTCGTCGGTTGGGCCGTTCATTTTTGTGACATCCTTCTCTTCCCCGTCGTCGTCCATGTCGTTCGGCATGCGAAGTTTTTCGACCATTGGCGTTTCCTTCAAATCAAAGCCGATGCCGGGTTTTTGTGGCTTGGGAGCGACCGCTGAAAGAGATTTGTAAATCGGTTCCGAGATTCGCCTTCCGTCAAGTCGATTACGAGAAAGGCATTTCGCGATAGCCTCTGGATTGACCCCAACAGAACAAAACGACCACTCTTCGAGATCCCACCGACCAACCTGCTTAACGCGTTGACCATTCCGCCAAACGTCTTTCGAAAACCCTTCCACGGGCGTTTCCCGAACGCTTGTGGCCCTGATGATTTTTTCTGCGATGAGAGAGAAAAACTGAGCGGCATCGGCGTCTTTTTGGCTAAAAAAGCACGTTGCAAATACGTCGTCGTCAGTAATCTCAATAGAAAGATTGCCATCTTCGTCTTCAGACATTCCGAGCGGTTTGGTGAGCGATGGATCGAGTCCGTGGTTCCACAGTACGACAGGATTGAGTCTGTAATTTTCGACCTGGCATCCACGTGGAACCAGCACGTCGCCGACTCGATCAATCGCCGCGTTCGAGATTCTGGCCCGAACGCTCATTTTCTGTTGATCGACGTAAGGCGGAACTGAATCCACATGGTCGAGCATCAAGGAATTCGGCGAGATGCCTTCCGCCTTGATGGAGTACAGCCAACCTGCCGTTCTACGTCTCGGTAAAGATTGGCCCGCACTCATGCGGTCTGATTAGACGGATTGAGATAAAATGCCGATACGGCAATGGGAGGGAGTTTTCCAATTGATTGGAATTGTGACAATAGAGTCGATCGCTATTTGATCACAGACGTCGGAGCGGGGATCACCGTCTTCATCGAGGTCGGGCAATCCTCATGGACGCAATAGCGGTACTGAATCACGCTGCCGTCAGATCGGTTTTCAGTGTGATCGACTTGGCAGATGCAGCCATGAATTGGACAGCGTGGAGCGGGGACTTCGAGAAGGTACCACGGCACGTAGGAACGTTTCGCCCTTTGGCCTTCCATCCCTTTTTTCTTGATCAACATTTACGCTCCTCGCATTGAAAGTCATTGCGAGAGAGGTTATCCGAGATTTCTAATTTTTCGACAACGCCAAAAGAAAAAGCCTTCCCAACCATGAATCAGGAAGGCTCGACTGAATGTCGCAGATCATTTCATAGCAGCACGCACTTCGGAATCATGACGTATCCAGACTTGATGAATTCTCCAGTCGATTTGACGATGCCGTTGGATTCCAGGAATTCCAGCATTCCGTGGTTTTCGCTGTAGTCATTGATGAAGACTTCATTTTCCTTCAGGGGTTGATCCGGCAGATTCACGGTTGCCACCGCGATTTTCTCGCCGGTATTCTCGTCGAGGAGTGTCAAGCACATCCTGTTTCCGTCGATGTATTTTCCGCGTTCAATCGTCACGTCCCATTTTCTGAATTTCATGCCATTGCCTTTCGAAAACGTGCTTACAGTTGATAATCGACAACCGTCCCGTGAATCATCACTCGCATCGCGTTTAGGCACGCTTTCTTTTTCTATTCTCAGCGGATTCGCCGACTGCTTCCGTTCAATCAAATCTTCGAGCGTTTCCCATCGATCGCCATCGCTGACGGCCTTGACTGTCTCGTCGCGGAAGTAGATTTCATCGAAGTCGAAGCACGCGACCAGTTGAAATGGCTGGCCTTTGCATTTGTCGAACAGCTTTCGTGATGAGTCGGCCGGATCTATTCCGTCGTCGAACGTCAGAACCGCATGGATGCCGATGACCTTGAACTTCTCGAAAACGTTCGCCGCTTGCATGAAGCGAGTCGTTCGAACATTCGAGAATATGGCGAATGTTTTCTTCATTTAGGGATGGCCTTTCGTCTGTCTTCTTCCGCAAGATCGATCTGGACGAGTTTGTCCATCAGCTTTTGATAGGTCGCGTTGAGATATGGCAGATTCTTTTCGTCCCGCTCTTTTGTGATCAGGCCTTCGATCCAATCTAGACGCGTTTCCAATTGTTCTTTTGAAAGTGGCACAGGTTCACCACGCATTCGTTAAAGATTGATCGTACGCATGTTCCATACATGCCGATTTGATTGCCAAGTCTTCCTCGGGCGTCACATTCAACTCGGACTTCTCCATTCCGATCTCGCTGAAGTTCCATTCAACTTCGATGTCTTCCAGCCATCTTGGCCAGGGATATGGAAAGACCCAGTGGAAGTCGATTTTGGCTTGTTGGCCTCGGAATTCGACGACGCATGGACTGCTCACTTCGCCCTCTCTTCCATTTCCTGAATGACCGAATCCAGGTCCAGGTAGTGGACGTATTCGCCATTGCCACGTTCATTGACGTCGATTCCTCCGTCGCCCCAACAACCGACGTCCACTCGTTGCAGACTTCTCAGTTTTTGGATTTGCTCATTGAGGAGCAGTGCTAGATTTTGCAGGCCGTCGTTCTTTAACACTTCTGGCTTCTCATCGCGAAAGTTCCGGAGCGGTCGCGTGTCTTGAGATCCGCATTTCTTACAGAGAACCGCCGGAACGACATTGTCCGTATGCTCCGCGATATTTCCGCAGGCCCAGCATTTTCTGTGATGAATCATTATTTTGCCTGTCACACACAATCAAACAGCCACAACAAATAACCAAGCGTGAACACGACCAGTGTTCCGCAGAAGTAATGATGAGCGTCCATATTCCGGTTTCCTTTCAGGATTGTTCGGCCAGCCGTTTCATGTCTTCCATTGCCTTCTCGTCGCTGTCGAAGAATCGACATGGAGATATCAGATATCCAGATGCCTTGTAGATTTGCATTGCCGCGAACAGCGTCGATGTTCGCTCTTCCAATTTCTTACCGGCCTCACCGGCGAGCTCCACTGTCCATCCGGCTCGGCAATGTGTTGTTTTGCATTTATGCCAATCGTTCATGCAAAACGCACCTGGAGCTGACGCAGCTTCGTAAATCTTTTTGTGGATTTTTTCGATAACTGGGGCCTCTTCGGACATTTGTTTTGGAGAGCAGCGAGAGCAGTCAGAGCAGCCATAGCAGTCAGAGCAGTCAGAGCAGTCAGAGCAGCCAGAGCAGTCAGAGCAGCCAGAGCAGTCAGAGCAGCCATAGCAGCGAGAGCAGCGAGAGCAGCGAGAGCAGCGAGAGCAGCCAGAGCAGCCAGAGCAGTCAGAGCAGCCAGAGCAGCCAGAGCAGTCAGAGCAGTCAGAGCAGTCAGAGCAGCCAGAGCAGCCAGAGCAGCCATAGCAGCGAGAGCAGCGAGAGCAGCCAGAGCAGCCAGAGCAGTCAGAGCAGCCATAGCAGCGAGAGCAGCGAGAGCAGCGAGAGCAGCCATAGCAGTCAGAGCAGTCAGAGCAGTCAGAGCAGTCAGAGCAGCTTTCAAGAGCCGCTTTCGCGGCATCTTCCGATTCATACTGAGGAATGCTTGCTCGATTGTTTCGTTCGTCGATTACAAAGCCATTTTCAATTCTCATAGTCATCGAATTCTCCAAAATGTTTTCAACCAGAAAGAGCGGCCTCACATCACACGAGGCCACGTTGAATTGACTTCAGACCGCGACATTGAAGCCGCACACGGAATCGATTAGACCATACATTTTCATTGTAATGGCCGCGAACTTCTGCGGATTCAAGGCACGCGCTTTCGCCGCTTCCGTGAGGCTATTAAATAAGCTCCATGCGGTTCTTGGCCTAAATTCCTCATGCTTCGAATTCCGCCATTCCTCGAGTGCGATCGGCAGTAGTTGCGTGCTCAGAATTCCGTTCTCGAATCCATGAAGCAGAGTCGCTGCCGCTTGCGTCTCGGTCAGTTCGAAATTGCGATAATGTTCGATCCGTCGAGACTCCAATGTCTTGAAGTGGCTCAATGCGACCAACGCTTTTGATATTCCTTCATCGAATCGTTCCTTGCCAAATCGTGTGTGCTTCTTGCTGACGTAGATATCGCTGTTAAAGGCCAGATTGTCGCATACGAAGACTCTTGAGCCTGCCACAAGACCAATCGGAAACGTCTTGTCGATCGAGTTCCTTACTCCGACAGCGAGAGAGACGCCTTCCGAAATCGGACTTGTCAGATCAAGCGTTCCGAAGAACCTGGCGTCATCTTTCGACAAAGCATACCGCGATTTCGCGATGCCGAATCCGGCGTTCATCAAAATTGTTTCGACAGTTTCCAAAACAAACCCATGAGGTGTCGGCACCCATGTGTCAGTCCCTTCGACCGGTTCAACAGCGTCTACTTCCGATCGTTCCACGATCCGTGAACCGCGATGAGCGATTAACTGCGTTGTTGCCACTTCGTCTCTCCTTTGTTTAGAATCCGCATCCGTCACCACGATTTCGTTGCGATGCGTTAAAAGAGATTCTAATTATCTTTTCATCAGCAGTCAATGGAAATCGTCATCAATTTATTCCAAATCGACAATTATTCCGAAAGTCGCTGATTTATGGATTCGAATGAGCCCGTCGCAATCGTCCTTGCGGGCGGAAAAGGTACTCGCATCGCTCATTTGCATCCAACCATCCCCAAGCCGTTCATCGAAGTCGCTGGCCATCCGTTCATCCAGCGTGTGCTCTGGCAGATCAAGTCGCTCGGAATTCAGAGAACCGCGATTGCAACCGGCTATCAACGGGAAAAGGCGTTCGAGATTTTGAACACGCTCGATTTGCCACCGCTCACGAACGTCGCCGAAGAGCGGTCCCCGCGAGGGACGGCCGGAGCGATCCGCAACGCTTGGGAGCAATACAAGGATCATTCAGCGATCGTCTTCAACGGAGACTCACTCCTGATCAGCGACGACTTGCCATATGCCGTCTCGATCCCAAAACAGTCCGACGCCTGGATCTCGATGCTCGCCGCTTGGCAAGAGGATTGTTCGCGATTTGGCAAGCTGCTCTTCAATGCGGAACTGATGTTGCGATCGATTCGAAAGAATGAATCGACGCCCGGCTATATCAACGCTGGAATTTATTTCATCAAACCGGAAATGTTCGAATTCATTCCGGATGGACTGCCGATCTGCAAAGGTGTTCTCGAGTCTCCTGTCAGTTTTGAGGAAGTTGTGATTCCGAACTGCCTGATTCTAGGAACGCGGATTCGCGTCATTCCCGTCAAAGGCGATTTCATCGATATTGGTACGCCGGAATCTCTGGCAATCGCAGACGAGTTCACTGCAAAGCACTGGAAGCATTGGAAGCAGCCTTCGTGATCATCTCTCGCACTCCATTTCGGATCAGCTTTTTTGGCGGAGGAACGGATTATCCGGAATATTTCGAGAAGTACGGACCTGGCGCTGTTCTCGCCACGGCGATTGACAAATCGATTTTCATTTCCGCGAGTCGATTCAATCCGGAACTTTTCGACTACAAGCTTCGCATCGCCTATTCCAAGGTCGAACTCGTGAAGGAACTTGAGGAAATGGAACACACGCCATTTCGCGAGATCCTCAAGTTCCACGGATTGCGGTCCGGGCTCGAATTTAGCCTTCATGCCGACTTGCCGAGCTTCTCCGGGACTGGATCATCATCCAGCTTCGTCGTTGGGCTCCTGAGAACGATTTGGGGCCTTCTCGGAATTGTCGGCGGCAATCATCGACTTGCCGAATGTGCGATTGACGTGGAGCGAACGACGCTCCGTGAATCTGTCGGCTATCAGGATCAGATTACCGCATCGCACGGCGGACTGAATGTCGTCCGATTTGGCGGTCATGAACAGTTTTCCATTCATCCACTGAATCTGTCGGACGATTTGATCCGCAATTTTGAGTCGCATCTGCTTTTTGTTTACACCGGCGTCCGAAGGCGGGCGAGCGATATCGCCGCGAAGCAGATTGACAAGATCGGCGACAATCTTTCAACTCTGCGAGAGCTTTACGAATGTGTCGACGTCGGAGCGGCGGCTTTACGTGGCGGCGAGTTTTATCAATTCGGAACACTCATGCATCAAACATGGATTCGCAAGAAAACGCTTGATGACGGGATCTCAAGCGGAAAGATCGACGAATTCTATGAAACGGCGATTCGCCACGGAGCATGGGGCGGAAAGCTTCTCGGGGCCGGAGGCGGCGGCTTCCTTTTGTTCATCGTTCCGCCCGAGAAACGAGCGTCCGTCGTCGCGGCTTTGCCGGGCTGCCCCGAAGTTCCGATACGTATCAACGCAAAAGGAAGCGAGATTATTTATCGGGCTTAGTTAATACGGGACGTATCGATCGACAAAAAATGATCGCTGCCAATACGGGCCTGCGACAGCTCCGTATGATCGTCGCTTCCCCTGAATGTCGTCGGACACGACTGAAATCGGGAGAGCACGCATCAACACGCCGCCATGAAACCAACTTGCGTCGATATCGGTTTCTTCCACGGTCCATTCCGAAACTCGCCCATAACCGTACACCGATTTCTTTCCGAGCGTTTCTATTTGATTGACGAGTTTTCGCAATTTGCATGGGGATTCTCGCAGTTCGGCGAACCAGACAATCCGCGATGTCGTCGACAATCGCAGCGGCAACCTGACCGATTTGTAGACGCCGCCCGTCGTCCTGATCTGAATCCGCTCCTTCTCGCTGACCTCAATCGCCCGTTCAATCGGGAACGCGCAGTGGTAATGCTCGGCGGTTTCTTGAGTCTTTTCCATGATGCCGAACGAACATCGCGGAACCGGGATGCCATCGACCTTCTCACGCACGATCGGTATCGGCAATTGCCCCTGAGCTGACACTTCCTGTCCACGAATCTTGGCGACGTCGAGAAGATGCCGATTTCCGTTGGAGGATGCCGCGATCGATCTCGTGTGCTGAGCGAGAACAAGTTCACAAATCGCGTCCAGATGCGGGGCTTCGCCTTCCGGTGACAACGCGACTGGCGATATCAGGTGCGCCGTCACCTTGACGAATCGCGTCTTCATTCTCCAATCCTCCGAAGTTCGTCTGCGTAATATTCACGCTCCCATTCCAGCCGCCCGAAGCCCTGCCCACGCTTTCCGCCGAGCGACGCGACCCGTAAGTGTTCTCGGGGCCACCTTCCGCCGCCGGTCATCGCATATGCGGGATGGATCGGCAGATCGTGCATGCTCAGCAATCCGAAGACGTCTTTCTCTGTCAGCGATCCGCACGGCCTCGATTTATTCTTCGTGTTGCAACCGCTTGATGCGATACTCAGGAAACGGTGAGACGATTCTTCGGCTCGAATACCGAGGATCGTTCGCGGGCCGAATCGCTCATCAAGAATCTTGATTCCTTTTTCGAGCGTTCCCGTCGCATGCCATCCATCCTCATCTTTCTCGCAGACGACCTCGGTCTCGTGGTAATCGCATTTCGGGAATCTCCTCAGAAAAACGTCTCGCACAAGAACGCATTCTGGCGACTTGACGGGTTCTACCCTGATCCAGCACAGCGGAGTTTTCGGAGCGACAGTCATTACCGCGAATGCCGTCACCACGGAGTCCTTTCCCCAGCTCGTCGAGCAGTGACAAGGTCCACCATCGGCGAATTCTTTCGCGAGACTTAAGCACCTGTCCCATTTTCTTCGCAGCGCTCCATGCCTGGCATGGACTCGATCCGCGTATTCCAATTCGCGCCAGACAGTCAAGTCCGAAGCCGTGTGCTTTGGCGACTTAATCAGGCTCATGAATAGCAACCTCGAAGAAATTCCACGCAATCGCCCTTATTGTCATCGACGTGCTCTTCGTATGCTGATATCGATTCATCGTGATCAAACTCGGCGTCTGTCCAAATCGACAATTGCAGAATACCATGCCCTCGCGATGATTGTCCGCCGATCGTCGCACCGTCCGCATCCCATTTCCGCAGACAATGCAAAAGGCAACCGAACTCAATTTGCGAACATATCGACATCGAGAACCCATGAACCCAGACCGCTCCGGGAATCACGCACGTTCCCGCGAAGGGCATCATTGTCGATTCATCCTTGTCGGTCGTGTCAGTGGCCGAATGCGCGAGTGAATGCTTCATCACGCCTCGCACGTATTGCCACCTCTCGATGAACGACGTCGCAGGCGCGAGGTGTCCTTCAAATTCCCAGCCTTTCGGAGCGATGGCATTGATCCGCGACTGATTCTCTCGGCACGCCAGCATGGCTCGATGCGCCGTGAGTTCACCGGCGACGATCGCTTCCGGCAGGCAAGCACCGAGTAATCGCAGCAGCGGAAACAACCGATGCATATCCGCGATTCTCGCCAGCGATGGGCTTTTCCCTTTTTCTCGTTTGATTCCTCCGTGATAAAGAAGATTAAGAACGTCCCGCGACAGCTTTCCATGAAGGCCCAGGGCGTCAATGAGATAATCCGCGCCGGGAGCCCTGATCATCCGATGCCGAATCGCGTTCCCGCTGAGGACCGGAACTTTTCTCGAACCCAGCGGCGTTCGGACGTCCTCGACATTCACGATCGATTCGTTGCCAACGGTTCCGAGTTGATGACTGACCGGACTAATGTTTGTCGATGCGCAGAACACCTTCATTCGGACACCGCCGTTTCCGTCGTGTCGAGCGACTTTAATTGCGCCGCGATTTCCGCCTTCCGCATCTCCCACTTTTCTCGACCGAGCACGATGGCGACGTATCTATGCTTCGCGAGGTACTGGAGGAAATAGACTCGTTCGTCGCCGCTCAGCTTCAGGATCGACTGCTGAATTCTGATCGCGTCCGGTTGTGATGCGACGACGCTGATATTCGCGAGGACGTGCTCCAGACACGTTGACAGGAATCGATCGACGTCCTCGCCGTCGCAATCAGCGAGGCCCTTCTGTATCGCCGCGTCGATACGACTCCAGATCGTGACCGCCTCAAGCTGTCGTCGATTGAAACAGATCGCCAGTAGCAACACGCATTCGCTCGTCATCTCCCGGTATTCGTCGGCGAATGAATCTTCGCCCCCCGAGACGTCAGCCAGGCCAGCAAGCTGCCGTCGATACTCCGCACAGTCCAGAATCTTGATCATAAGTCATCCTCAATTTCTTCACACTCGGATTTCCCAGGCGTTACGAATAACGCCAGGCGTGTTAATGGCTCTCGATAGACCGCTTCCCATTGCAGCGCCAATTCTAAACCGAGAGCGATCACGGACGTCACCGAGAAATCGTTGGCGCCCTTATGGCCGACGACAGCCACGACAGCTCTGCACAAATCAATTCTGTCACGCAGCGATCGAGGCGAGTACACAACGAGTTCATCTTCAAGACGAACGACGAACGGCCCGTCACCGAGATTCGCTGGTGTTCGATAAACGAGATGCTTCTGGCCGCTCTCGGCAATCGCGAACGCCCAAGGCTCACTCGGCGGCTCAAGTAACAGCCCCGTCATCTCCCGCTTGTTGGCCTTAGTCATGGGGGTTGCCTTTGATCGGCTTATATGCCACGAATAATTGCGGAACTTTTGTGGCTTTTCCTTGCCTGCAATCGCGATCTTTTCGTCAAGGCTCATCTCACAGCCGCAGCACATCATTTTCGACTGCGGATACGCGACGCACCAGCCATCGGCAAATGTGTCGGAGACTTTCAATGATCGATTAGCCTTGTCGCCGCAATAGAAGCAGTGATCATCGCCGACGTTTACCGCGAGTAGGCTTGACGCTCCAATGATTGACATCACTCACCTTTCGGCGCGAGGAGTTGCGGATTAGCCTTGTACCAATCAATCACCTGCTGAAGTCCAATGTTCAGCGGCGTATTAAGAAATCCAGGGAACGTTCTTCGAAGCCGACCGACGTCCAGAATTTTTGATTTTTGGCCTGAATAAGCGTCGTGATCGTACTGAATCATTTCAGATTCAAAGCCAATAAGATCGCAGACGACGCGAGCGTATTCGCGGATCGTCAAAGCGGAACCTGGGCCGATGTTCAAAATTCCGCACGGCGAGGTCCCAAGACATTGGACGGCGATTTCCACGAAGTCGCCCACATGAATCGCGTCCCGCTTTTGGAAGCCCGAGCCCCAGAGGATGACAGGTTCCGCATTCTGTTTTCCTCTAAGAATCTTTCGGACGATATCGAAGATAAAATGCGGCTGACGTTCGTCCGTGTGATAAGCGACGCCGTAGAGCGTCGCCGGGGCGAGCGTCAGGGATTTCATCCCGTATTGGATCTCCATCGCGAGTTGCCCTACATGGAGCATTCGTTTGGCCGTCGCGTAGGCGAAAAGGTCGTGGTGCGGCGTTCCTCGAAGATAGTTTTCCTCACGCATGTCGCCATCTGGATCGTAGGCGCAACTGCTGCCGATCGAGATCAGTTTCGCCTCTGGATTTTCCTGACGCCACCAGTCCAGGACGTTCGTGTTGATCTTTTGGTTGATCAGCCATTGTTCTCCGGGATGATGCAAGCAAAAGTCCCCGGCCTGCGTCCACGCGGCCAGATGGAAGATCACATCGACGTCGAAGCCAAGTCTGATTTGTTGCTCGATCGGTTTTGTGAGGTCGCATTGATGAGAGTCGATTTCGGCGACTCGATGACCGTCCTTGCTTAATCGCCTGCAAAGATGACGACCAAGGAAGCCCGTTGCGCCGGTGACGAAGATGTTCATGTTCCGGATTTCTTTCGATGGTCAACCAGTTTCTCGATCGTATGCATGTCGTATTCAACGGCGCAATCCACACACAGGAATTCGACCGGTCTTCCACATCGCTCATTCATCCGCATCCCCGAGTCGATCGATTTTCCATCGACCAGGATGTCATCGCCGCAGTCTCGACACTTTCCGGACTGGATCGACGACATGTTGCTTCGATTCGCGTCTTCCGGCGACGCGCAAACGATGATGACCGCATCGCTCGGCCACGGTCTCTTGAATGCTGTTCTCACGATGCGACACCTTTCGGATTGATCGGAAAGTAAAACTCGACGCCCGCTTCGATCTTATCCTCGTACCGTTCCAGAATCTCACCCTTGTAATTCCACGCCAGAACATAATAGACGTCTGGATCTTCCGTCAGTTCGTCCTCCATCACGACAGGAATATGCGAGCCGGGGGCACAGAGTCCGCGACGGAGCGAATTGCGTTCGACGAGACACTCGATCAATTCAGGCCCGACTCGGCAGTAATTCAGCAATGTGTTGCCTTTAACCGGAGCGCCTAATCCGAACACCTTTTTGTCCAGCATCCGCCAGCCGTTTAATTGCTTCCTCTGTTCAAGTCGCTTCGCAAACACTGACCTGGCGAACCCTTCGTACGTCTCTTTCATGTTCGCTCCAATTTCTTCTTCTCCGCCCCGCAATTGATCGAGCCGATACGATGTCAGATTGTCGATGCTTTTGTGCTCACAGAACGCGACGATTGACCCTCCGTGGATCGGCGAAAAATAAGCATCGAAGCAGTGTAGTCCGTGTCGTTCAATCAGGTCGCAAAACGTCTTCATCGTGTAGTAAAGCAAGTGTTCGTGATAGATTTGATCGAAGGCGCAGTTTTCGACGATGCTGGGCATGTAGAGGAATTGGGCGACGAAGATCCCCTGCGGCTTCAATGCTCGGCGAATTTCCTCCATGACAGAATGAAGATCCTCCAAATGGAACAGGACGCCAGAAGCATTGATGACGTCAAATGTCCCACATGCCTCCGAAAAACCGGCCCTGAAAAAATTGATCAATGTGGGAATTCCTGAATCGTTCGCCATCTTCGCCGCGCTATTGCACGGTTCGCATCCCAGGACTCGCCATCCCTTCTCCTTGTAATTCCTGAGCTGTGTCCCGTCGTTCGATCCAATGTCAAGAACAGATCGATTTCGCGGGTACGGTCCGAAGAATCGATCAACCACATCATCCGCAACTTTCTTGAAATGGGTGCCGAGAGATTTCGTCGTGCCGCTCAGATACGTGTGATCGACGAACATCGTTTCTTTCGGCACGGTGAAATCCAATTGAGCGAGCGAACATTCGTCGCAACGAACCAATCGAAGCGGATATTTCGGTTCTGTGCCACACTCCTCTTTCTTGAGAAAGTGATTTGCCCAGGGTTGCATGCCGAGATCGAGGATTAAATCCAGTTTTGTGGAATCGCATATGCGGCAGTTTGTAAGGCTCACCGATTGTCCTTGTCTATCATGACGTCCAACATTCGATTCAATGTTCGCTCACGCTCAATCGCCATCCGTAAATCATGTTGAGTGTTTCCGAGATCGGCACGAAGCAAGAGATTGCAGACGATGAGAATGCCGCACGCTGCAACCCAGATCGCTCGCTCATTGAAGCGTTCCATCAAGCGTTCCTGTATCTCGCGGCATCCAGCATCAAATACGCCTTGATCAATTCCCTGATCCCATCGTCCAGCGAATACTTCGGTTTGAAGCCAGTCGCTTCAATTCGCTTGTTCGACACGACGTAGTCCCGCTTGTCTGGATCTTCTCCAATCGGCGATTCGCTGTAAAACAGTTCCGGCACATGTCGCTTGATTCGCTCGCACAACTCCAGCTTGGACAGGTTCGCGTCTGACAGGCCCACATTGTACGGGCGGCCTTCCATCGCTTCGAAGTTTTCGATTGCGTGGAGAAAGGCTCTTGAGGCATCTCGCACGTGCAAGTAGTTTCGCTTGGCGTGTCCCTCAAACACGATGATCGACCGGTCTTTCACGGCCCGATAAACGAAGTCATTGACGAGCAAATCCAGTCGCATTCGAGGGGAACAACCGAACAGGGTGGCGAAGCGGAATGTCACGCTGTTTCCGTCATTCAAGACGATCCTCTCGGCCGCTACCTTCAATCTGCCATATTTACTGATCGGTGCCAGTGGCGATTCTTCGTCGCAGATTTCATGATGCCTGCTGATTCCGTAGCCGCTGTTTGTGCATGGAAAAAGGATTGCCTGGCTCTGCGATCGCAATCCAATCATTTGTTCGATGGCGCTGAGGTTTGTGCTGGTCGCGCCCCAATCATCCTCGCATGCTGGAGCGCCAACAATAGCCGCCAATGGAATTAGGATGTCGCATCGAGCCATTGCGACGCTGAGGTCAGTCAAGTTGCGGACATCCCCCTTGATCGGCGTGAACCGCACTTCCTTCGATCCGCACAATTCAACCAAAGATCGGCTTGAATCGCCTTTGAACAAATCCAGGACTGTGACGTCGTATCCGGAATACAGCAGATCCGTTACGAGCACGGACCCGAGGTAGCCAGCTCCGCCGGTGACGAGGATTTTCATTGGCCGCATCTTTCAGTTCGGAATTCCTGACGGACGACGAATCTCTTTCGGAATTGTAGATTTGCAGACTTCGCAGGCGTGTTTCTTGAAGCCTTCCGGTCCGCCTTTAATCCATACCCAATTCTTTGGAAGGATCGTGCATTCGACGGTTTTGCCGCAGGTATCGCATTGAAATCTGTAAAAGCGGCCAAGAAGCATCACCTTCTCCGATCAGCAAAGCGGCGCATGAATTGCATACTCAATATCTTCCCTGGTGATTTCCCCAGTTTGCAATTTATTCAAGACGTCTCCCCAGTCCCATCCATTATCAAGACAAGGTATCTTTTGGAATTCCGCAGCGACCATATCCTGGTCACCGCTCGCGATGCGACACAAAAGCCTTTTCAACCATTCCTCGTCATCGCTCGTATTGTGACGAGCATTCAATATCTCAGTCGCTTCGGCGGGAGCCGCCCCTTGATCAAACCATACGAGATGATCGGGAACCGCGAATACTTCGATTGACGGATCGAAGGCAAATTCCAACCACTCATCGTTCAGTTCTTCGACGATCGACACCGCATCGCATTGATCAAGCCACGCTTGAGCAGACGCAGTGTTTCTTGCGATCCCAAATTCTTTAGACATCGTCGCTTCCTTATTTTGTTAATGGCTTCGTGATTGACGGACCTCATCTTAGCAGATTGAAGGCTCAATGTCAATAAATCGTCAACAATTTCGATCTATTCGCCATCTGAAGCCCGAGGTTCGCTGACATTGAATGCTTTGAATTTCGCTTGATTCTCGACATCAACGCCGTTCTCTCGGCAATATGCACGCCATTCGGCGGCTTCGGGGATTGTGCGGTGCCAGGCATCGACGAATGCTTTTGATTCAAGACTTTTCCTCGCCGCGCTTTTATTCGCACCAATTGGGGCATATTGAATCCAGCATCGGCAAAAAAAATGTGGAGACGGCGGACCGTCTGGGAACTTTGCCGACCAAACAGAACGTGGCTTTTCGTCAAGCGGCGAGCATTCCTCGCACACGTTGTCATGCCGCCAATCGCAACGCCAAATGTCGTTTTCGTTCAGGCCGACCGTCGCTTCAATGCCAGCTTCACCGCCGGCGTGTTGCGCCGTCGTCGTCTCGTCGACCGCCCATCTTTCGATCGTTTTCGGGGACCATGTCGAATCGATTAGTTCATCGACCTCTTTTTGAGTGACTGGTTTTCGTTCGGCGGGGATCGTGCGATTCGACTCTCTAGCCTCTTCTGTGGTTTCTTCGCGTTGAGCAATTGGTCCCTCCAGTCTCTCAAAGCCTTTTTCCAACTTCGTTCGCGTCGACTCGGCCCACGATTGAGAGAACGCATCGGCTCTCTGTTTCGCCCAGCCGTATGACGCCATTGCTTGATCAGGACCGCTCCATCCGTGAAGCAACGCCGAATCGTCGAAGATCAGCAGCAGAATCGCGTAGGTTTCCGCGTCCACTTCACGCTGCATCTTTTCGTAGAAGGCTTCAGGAACGTTGTCAATGTTCGGGGGGTCGCCGAGAAGCTGGCGGAATTCACGCATGTGCCGTCTAGCGATTCTGCCGAACCGTTTCGCGAATCGGGCTTCGAGATCGGATCTATTTGGCAACTCAGCCATTATGCAGGGACGTCCCACAAGTCACGCCGCTTCGCTCGATCTCGGACCAAATAATTACCGTTTAACAAACGTCGGAATCCCGCATTCTGGCAGCTCGTACTCAAATCTGTAGGATTCTTCGCCTGTGTCGCAATAATGATTCTTCACGATGCATTGAGCGACGAATCCTTGATTTTTCAAGAACAACTGAGCGCCAAGATTGCTCTCTCGAACTTCCATGCAAATCCGCGTTCGCCGTTGCTGCGAGATCTTTTCAATCAACCGAGTGATGAGTTTTGTTCCGATTCCACGCCGAGCATGAGTCGGATCGACAGCCAGATTGAGCACGTGAATAAATCCATCACACAAATCGTAAACGAAATAACCGACGATCGCTTCGTGTTCCTCCGCGACCATCCCGATACATGACCGCCGCTTGAGGGCTGTTTTGAAGTCGGCTTCATCCCACGGAAAGTCGAACGCACGTTTTTCAATCGCCAGAATATTTGGCATGTCTCGAAGAATCATCCAACGAATCTGGCAATCAGTCTCCGCCGCTTGTTTCGTTCGCATGGCTTGAACCTCGTTCCGGGACTTTCTTCGGCCTGCCGACAACCGGCGGCTCATATTTCGTTTTCGTCGATCGAGAGAGCACACGAAGAATTATCGCCTGACAACTGACGCCGCACGATTTGGCCTTCGCCATCACCGCTTCGTAGATGTTGATCGGCATTTTGACGCCGACATGGATGATTTTGTTTTTCGCGTCTTCGCTCATTGATGGATTCCGATGATTTTAACTGCCAGATGGCATCCTACCCTGTGTCAAGCAATTCGTCAACAATTTCACGAATGGATGTCACCCTGCTCATGAATCTCGCCGTCTCCGCTGTAGAGCGACGTCGGTTCTCCGGGATCAGGCTCGTCAAAGATTTCGTCATCGGGACTAATACCGAGCTTTGCCGCGAGTCTCTCTCGGGCTTCGGGGCTCAACGGAGTGAACTCGTCAATGTCGTCGGGTTCGTTGGCGTCGATATGTTCTCGCCAATTCGGGAGCGGTTTATCTGGACTTCCAAAATAGACGTCGCCCGGCATGTCTCCGATTTTGGCCATGTTTGCTCCGTTTCTGGTTTAGGCCGTCTGCGACTGTCGACCCGGCTTCCGCTTCGGGATTTCATTAATGCCGAATCTCTCGCCGATGATTTGCAACGCCTCTTGCTGAATGCTGACATTATTCTGATCAGCCTGTTCCCGCAATGGCACATAGATCTCTGGAGGAATTCGCAGAAGAATTGGAGTCCTGTCTCGCGTTTTATTTGTCATCATGAGTCTCGCATCTTGCCTTTGTGACACGACGCGCAATCCGATCAACCGGATTCACGATCTGTGGATTGCTGGCGGTCAATTTTGTTCGAGGGGTTGCTTGGTCCTCAATGATCGCCTCGTTTCGCAGCCTTTGTTTCATTTCTTCCGTCTCAACAATCTCCACGAAGCCGATGCTGAGTTCGCAAGCCACGCGGATATCACGCGGCTTTTTGTTCGCTTCGAGGATGAGAAGCCCATGTTGATTCAATCGATTCCGAAAGAATATGGCCCACGTTCCGTTTGTCCAATCCCGGAACCGGTAATCGTCCGGTTCCGTGTTGATGGGATAATGGATGTCAAGAATTAGGCGTATGTCGTCCGCATTTAGCGACACTTTAAACTCTGCCTGCATAAATTCAGAGATCAAACAATAGTCCTGATCTCGGACGGCATTGGCGAGATTAATCATCGCGGTGCTCGCGTTTTAGATTTCTGTCACTGGTTTCGGGCACAAGCAGCCGCGTGTCAGACAGACGAAATTCAGGCGTAAGCCCCGGCGAAACCTCTCTCCGGATCGCCGCAATTAATTGTCACAGCCGCCATTCGCCTCAAATTCAGCGACCCAAGCATCGTCGCTATCGAGATATTCGGTGGACCCGTCCGAGGACGGGTCAGAGGCAGGCATATATCCTGAGGCGGTATGCAGGACTTCCATTTTTGCAGCCTCTTTTCCGGTTCCCGACCACAGTTCGTCGTCGGATTCATCTGGGACAGTTGCCGATGAGAGAACGATTTTGAGAATCTCGTCCTGAATCCGCAGCAGTGCCGCAAAATCCTGCCCCTCCACGTCGTCAAGCACGCCGAGCGACACATCGCGGCAGACGAGAGAGAGTAGTTGATCCGAATCACTGCCGCACAGCTCTGCGGTCTCTACAAGATCCCGGATTGCCTGCGGCAACGATGGATGCCATCCATCGGTGGACGTCGCCTCATCGCAGTGGAGTGATCCGTTATTATTCACGCCGTTACATTTTACACAATAAATTTTCATATAAATTCCCCTCGCGAACCTTCGCGTTTTTCGCCATCGGGCTCTCGGCCCATGAAAGTTAACCCCCCGTCCGGCGACACGTAGGTGTCGCATCGCTCATTCTCTCTCTCCGTTTTCGAGTTGGGTGGTATTCACTGTTACACATCAGCCATCGGCATTAATCCGCGTCGCGTGATCTCAGCGAGTAATTGCTCATCGGAACACTTGTCGAGCGATGAATGTCCATCGCTTGCGAGTCTGCGCAGTACTGTGATAGCGCGGCGTCGGACCGTCATACGCTCGTCAGCATCGCCGTAATGGCGCTGACCGCACACGATCACGCATGTGCAGTTTGGCCGCTCGCCGCGACGGATGATGCCCTCGATGCGAGTAGCTTCCGCGTCCGCGAGGCCCTCAAACGTCGCTCCATCGCACTCCAGGAGTGCGTCATGTCCAGCGCGTCGCATATCTTCCTGATACGCAGCGTCAGCTCGCCGCACCATGTCGGCGACGCGCCACTCGGTATGGCAAAGAGGGCACGGAAAGTATCGTACCATTCCTCGGCCGACTCGTGCTCAGTGTTGGCCGAGGGGGGAAAGTAAAAAAATAGCTAAAAAGTCAATCTCCGCCAGACCTCTCAACTGACATATCAGAGATCCCACTCCAATATTCGTTGACGTGTTGTGGCACGATAAATGTCACGCCACAATCAGTGTCAATCACGCGAGAGAACTCTATCTGCCGTCCGCCGCGCATTAGATAGATCGCGGCGCCGCCCCCAGCGGAGACGATTGTGTAACTACCCGCTTCAACGCGAGTGATGGCTAGATCTAGTTCGTTTTCTGGTGCGCTGGTGATTGTCGCCATTTTCTTGTTCCTTTTTGTGGGCCGTGCCGACCATGCTGATGACATGATATCAGATATCGGATTGTTGTCAACGGAAATTGATGACGATTTACAGAATTTTGAGAATTTATTCGGAAATGATGCGGGGCGACTAAATCAATCGTCGATCAGGAATGAGTGACGGCGGTCAACCACGACGAGAACAGCTCTGGATTTATGTAAGACTGTCTTATTTTTGTTATACTTCTGGGAGACCATTTTCGCATTCCCAAGCACTGAAGGAAGTCGCCGTGATGAAATCTGACCCGGCTTTATTCAATACGAATTTAATTGGCAAAGTATTTGGCAATTGGACAGTTGAATCGTTTTTCGGGCGACGTAAATACCTCAAATATTGGAACTGCAAATGCGCCTGCCCTGCGGTACCGCGAAAGAGGTGTTCTCCGGCAATTTAACATCAGGAAAGACCTCCGGCTGCCTGAAGTGCGGCTCACGCAGAGCGGCAGTCTCTCGGCGGCGTCTCGGATACACGCACCGCTTCGAATATAGGTGCTGGTTGGCGATGCGACGACGATGCAAAGACAAAACAATGAAAGGTTATGGCGCGGACGGCATTATTGTTTGCGGGCACTGGAATAATTCGTTCCAGAATTTCCTGGATGACATGGGACGCGCGCCATCACCGAAGCATTCTCTTGATAGATTTCCGGATCAGCGTGGCAACTACGAGCCTGGTAATGTCCGCTGGGCCACAGATCTTCAACAGGCGTGAAACTGCCGCACAAATCACATTCTCAAACATGCCGGTAAATCGCTCTGCATTGCTGAGTGGGCCGAAGTGCTCGGCACAACAGCGAAAACTATTTCCCTTCGCCTGCGCCGTGGATGGTCTGTTGAAAAAACATTGTCAACCAAGCGAAGGTTATTTCGAACACATGATTCAATTACGATCAACGGAGAATCTAAAACGCTCATTGAATGGTGCGAGATTCATAATATTTCCTACAGCACGCTCCATCACCGTCTTGAAAGGAAATGGCCCACAGACAGGCTATTCATCCCTGCACGCCCGCGTTGATTCTCCAATCTGAGAACAATTCCGGCGAAATGTATGACTTTAGGCTCTGTGCGATTTCGTTTCCGAGCACATGCGCCACCCGCTGCCCCACAAGATCACGCTTGGCTTTGTATTCCTTGTCTGTTTTCGGGGCCGGAATCTTATTGATTTCGTCGATCGCAATCATGTTCGCCCGAGCGGTCCGCAGATCTTTCGAGAGGAAGTCGCCGCCGTCTTTTGTCTTGACGTAATCTCGCAGCTTGATCTCGTTCGTGTTGAATAACTGTCCTGTGTCGCCGGATTTCGCTTTGCGTTCCAAAAGCATCTTCGCGACTTCCGGATCTTTGACCAGGTGATCGTGGAAGACGCCTTCTTTTCCGACAAATTTAAGCCGCGTCCCATCCGGAGCTTCAACGACATGTCGTCCCTCCAGCGTCGTCGCGCCGTGCGATTTCAGCCAGTACGTCGAGTCGTGCAAGTCGCCGCCTTCGTTGGCTCGTTTCAATAATTCCGCCTTCGTTTTCTTATCCTTGATGACGACGAGCGATCCATTGACATTGATTGCGACGACATCTTTACCGCTGGCGGCCGCTTTCTTTTGCGCGTCGGTTTGCTTGCCGATGATTGCGATTTTGGGATTGTCGCTTTTCGTTAGAACAACATCATCTGGAGTCAATGATTTGCCGAAGTATTTGCTGACGCCCTTGTTGTCAGATTCGCTGCCGGGTCTCGTCGCCTGGGCCAACATTAATCGAGCACAGTCCGCTTGTTCTCTCGTTTCCGACTTGAGTCGATCTTCGGCGAACTCTTTCAAAATCACATCATGATTCGCGACCATATCCGCCGCACGCACAAACTTAATCGCCTCATTCCGTTTTTCGTAGGCGTCGTTGTAAACCAACTTCGAATTGCCGTTTGGGTCTCTTGCTGTAACGAGCACGTCCATTGACGGATCTTTTGCGATCTTGACTTCACTCCAGTCCGGCGGAATACTTCCGGCCAGTTTTTGCATGTGCTCCGGCGCAGTCGATCCGTCGGACAAAACGATCTTCACGTTCTTGCCAGTGCCGACTCGCTTGGCATAGACCATCTCTCCGCGTTGCGTGGGAGGCTTTGCGAATCGACCGCCGGATTCTTCGTCATCCTCATCAATCTTCGGGGCATTTGGTTTCTTTGATGGCTTCGATGTCGGAGGCTTCGGAACGCGTGGAGTTCCCGTTACGCTTGGCTTTGTCGAAGCGCCTCCCGAGGTCCATTCACCAGTTTGATCTCTTGCCTCTCCTGTGACGTCCCTCTTTAACGCCTTCTCGGCGGCATCTGCCGAGCCGTCATCGATTGGGTAAGCCCGCAACGCGTACGATCGGTAGGTTGTCGGCAGCCGCAGAAAGAATTCTTCGGGATTTTCAATTGCTGTAACGTCGCCTCGAGGGCTGTAGACGGGCTCGTCAAGAATGCTTTGCATAACTCGTCGGCCAAGACCTGACGACGAGCGACAGTGCAGTCGGCCGTCGTCAAGGCACACGTCGCCGAAATCGACGTCTTCGCCATCGATGTTTCCTGACACTCGAATTATTTGCATTTGATTCCCGATGCATCAGATCAATAGCTGTGAATCACGTCCTGATTGAAACCATCCGCGAATGTCTTGCCATCTTTCGCAAGAGACTGGAGTTGCGACAGGCGATCAAGAGCCAGTCTCCTGGCCCGCGGTTCAATGCCGTTTTTTTTCATTGCCTCGTCGATCGAAGCTGAATCCCATTTTAGAACTTCATTCGGCACCGGAAGCTTTTTGTGCTCAGCCATATTGACTAATCCACTGCGGCCATTCCCGCCGCTTTCTGGGAATGCCAGCCCGTGATCAATCAAAACGAGCTTATGCTCCTTGTCAATATTGTATTTTTTATTTTCCGATGACAGATCGTTCGGTGCACTTAGCCCGTGCGTGACCATCCAGTTTCCCAAATGACGATCGGTGTTCGACGTCAGAATATCGAATGCGGCGGCTCTCGCCAGATCGCGATCGCCATCATATTTCGCGTCACGAGCGGTCGCGTGCGCCGGAATGCCATGTTCGGAGAAATGTTGCAGCGATCCGATTTCTTTCTTCTCGCCCTTTTCCATCGTCCGGAGCGTTGTGGCTGGGACTAGATCATGAAGTCCAATAGCGTCGGCAACGGCGCTGGCGGCCGCTTCCCTCTTATGCTGTGTTCCAGCGGGGATGTTGGGTCTAATCGGCTCTCCGTTGTGATCGAATGATGTTTCTCCTGACGCCGGTTTCCAAACTCCCTTGTCACCGTTTTTCAGCGCCACGATGTGTGTTTCGTTGAGATTTCGATGACCGCTGAGCGGCTTGCTGCTTTTCACCGGCGATGATGCCAAATTGCTCAGCCTATCGTGGTATTCTTTTTTTGTTTGCTCCGACTGAGATACCGTTTGGCTATCGGGAGTGCCAACTTGCGGACTCTGCGGAGACTTCTGTTTCTGCTTGACCTCACGGTGCGATTCAATCTGGTTCGGCTTCTTGTCTCTCATTTCCTTCGGGCCGGATTGGATCTCGCCACTCTCATCGATCATGACATGCAGATAGCCGCCTTCATTACCACCATGGGGCTTGAGTGTAATCCACTGACCTCCAGAGGCGGAGGACTTGCGTGAAGCCTGAAGATGCGCCTTGGCTGTTTTTTCTTTTGGAACACCAGTCGCGATGACTCCAGCCGGGAACTCGTGCCCGTTGCAACACGAGTCATACGGCACATTTCCGTACCATCGCCGCTCCCTCATGATCGCGTCTTGGCCGCACAGAGGGCACGCCCCGAATTCCGTATTGTCGATCAGATCGTTGGATTTCTCAGATGGATCGGCGAATCCATTCAGGTTCCCCATTGGACCGTCATTCACAGCGCTTGTTGCGACGTCGCCTTCGGACGGTCGATCGAATATTGACAGCTTCGATGGATAGGAGTGACCTTGATCGCACGTGTCAGTCATTCGATCGGAATCGCGACCTGTGACTTCGCCAGAACAGAACGGACAGTTTCCGTAGAGGGTTCTGAGCTGTTCGTTGCTTGGTTCGCCCGGCAGTTCCGGCTTGACCGCGAAGCCGCCGTCGTCGCCGACGCCTGTTGACATGCCGAGTGACTTTTCGTTGGATGCTATTTCTTTTTTGGCATCATCAAGCGAAACGACATCCCCTTGATGATTACGAAGCACCCATTTGGATTCGAAGTGGGATTCCGGAGTTTGCTCCGGCGTTTCACGCCAATTTTGATTTCCCTCTTTCGACCAACGATATCCAGCGGCGCGTAGTTTGCGATTTAGATCGTCGCGTTCCCGTGATTCGCGACGCCTATCATCCTCCAATTCGACTTGCTCGCGGCGATCCTGACGTCGATCTTCCTTGCCTTTTCCAATCGCCTCGTTGGCGATGCGGACAAAATCCTCAATGTTGTTCGTTCCACGGTTTTTAGCGTCCTTAATCGCTTCAATCACCTGATTCCTGGCGCCATCCTTCATCGCGTCGTCAAGCACTTCTCGCAGCTTTGGATGGTTCTTCCCGCGACCTTCGAACGGCAGCCCGGTCATCTGGCAGATCGCAGCGTTTTTTGACGGCTTATTGGGCTTCTTAGAATCAGGTTGCGAAGCCCCCCCCGTCCATTCTCCGCTTTCATCCCTCGCCTCCGATGGATCGTACGCTTTTCCGTGCCATTCATTCGTTCGTCCGTTGCCGTTGGAATGAGCCAATTGACGCTCGATGATGGACTGGCGGGATTTGACTGGGGGTTGCAGCCGAATCACCGACACGTCTTTTTGCTGATTCGAGAACGTCATTTTGTCGGCAAGGAATGTTTCGCCTTCGACGTCCGTCATGCCGACGTATTTTCTGCCTCGTCCGGGCCTTAGGTATCCGATCGTGACGTGTGGCACGTAGAGCGGCCAACTGACTTCGTAGTCGCATTTGTCGGCGAGTCGATCGTGGATTCGATGGATGTAATCGCCGCCAACGTCTAGCTTCAGGACGTCGAATTGTGGACCGCCTCGACTCGCTTCCGTTCCGTTCGCCGCGAACAGAGACGACATTCCAAGTTCTATCCGACCAGCAGGGAAGCCCGACAACGCTCGCTTGACGGATTGGGGGCTGGATTCCGTGAGTCCATAAAGGATTGTCACGTGAGGCTCATCCTCCAGTCCGTCTTCCGCCAAGTCGTCAAGGTCGATTCTCTGGCCCATTTTCCGTACTTGATCGGCCAGTTCGTCCGGCAGATTGAATTGAGTCGACGCGTACTTTCGCGGTTCTTCGCCGGGCTCCAGCGATTTCAGCTTCGCCGCAACCGCTTTCTCGATCAGCGATCCGAGTTTTCGCTGGACGAATTCCTCGTCCTCTTCGCGGAATCCTTCCAATGCCGCCAAAAGTGACTTGTTCCCGTCGTCGCGTTCGAATGGCGTGGTCGGTTCAGCGGGCTTGACTATCGGCTTCAACGCTTCCGCGTCCGGACGGCCCAAATTCACGCCATTTGGCTTCGCTTGCGGCATTCCTGGAACCGGGTCGTCATTGACGAATGCATCGCCTTCCGGTCCTTCCAGCGGCTCCATGTCGCATTTGGCGCGAAGCTCGTTGACTCTGATGACCTTTTTAGTGGATGCCAGGATCGTCAAAAGCTTTAGATCGTTGTCCGGATCTTGGATACTTTTTGGTTCGTATTCAACAGTCAAACCTTCCCCGAAGAATGGAGCGAGATGAGCCGTGTCGGATTCTCCAAATTTCTCGCAGAGTGGATTAATCGTCGCGTGGTTCCACGCTTTCAGGGACGCGATGTACGACGCGTACGCCCCAGGTTCTTGCATCGCGACCGCGACTGGCGGCGTCCCATGAAGCGAGAGAATCGCCGTTTTGACGTCCTGGAATCCCTCTGGATAGCACATGTCCTTCGGGACGCCGGAAGTTGGCGTGACTTTCGTTCCGCTTTCCGTCACCAAAACTCGACTCTGATTATATGGACCGCCATACTTTTTCTGGATTGCCGATTGCGTCCTGTCCATCATGTCTGGCGACAATTTGATGTTTGGCGGCAGCTCCCAGACCAATGACGGGTCAACGCCATTCAGTGTACTTGCCGTCCTCGCTCGATTTACGGCCTCTTCCATATCGACCCACGCATCACCGGCCGCAATTGGACTCTGCCAGTCATCGAGCCACAAAGGATGAGGATAGCCGATCTTCTGGATTTCTCGGGCATCGACGACTCGGCCAAGAAGCCGCATCCAGCCAGGTGAGCCACGGACATATCCGCTGTCCTCGTCGATCGGAGCGTACCGAGAGCAATACGGCTGAACGAGAAATCCGCCATAGGGCAACTCCGCCGTTGGCATCATCGGCGTGACGGCCGCCGTTGGGATGACGAATCGCTGGCACGGCACGCCATTCGGAGCGTCAGGCGTTCGCAATTGACTTGGCACGTTCCAAATGTAGCATGCGCCAGTGAGCCTGATTTGGATTGTTTGCCGATATCGAAAGTCGTATCCGGACTCCCACGGGTTCGGCTTGGCCAGCAGCTTCATCAATGCATGACTGGAATTTAACGCCTTGGTTGATGTGTCGTCCTCTTTTCCGTAGATGGATTTATATCGATCGAGACTGCCGAATTTCACCCGCAGAGACTTTCTACGCGACTGATTGTCCCATTGATTATCTTCGTCCGCGAACGCCGTCACTGTCGCTGACGACAACTGCTGCGCGATCTGGTGGATTGCGACGTACGAGAAATGCCGGAAGTGACGCACCTCTTCACGGTGGTCACTTATCCAGCCGCCACCGACATAGGCACCCGCCAAGGCAGGCCCCAAAGCGGCGCTCGTCGATGAAGTCGCGACGTGATAGGACTTCTGAATCGATGGAACTTCCGCGACGATTTCTCGTTCGTCGTTCTGCTGCCTGGATTTACGGAACCTGCGACCTCGCTTGCCCATGTCTCTCTCCGGATTTCGGGGTTGACACGGACGATAATCAGTTCAGTCGATTTTCGTAACGTCAGATTGCGGAGCGACGCTCTGCGGCAGCTTGATTGCCGCATCCATGTCTATCCATTCGTACAGCTTTTCCATCTCGGTATTGAAATCTTCAAGCGAGATTGTGCAAGCGGTCCATTTTGTAAGAAGAGAGCGAAGATCTTGAAGCCGCTTTTGTTTCCACGCTTTCATTGCGTATTCGTACGCTTTCTTCGCGCTCGGTTCGGCGATTCCGACTGCGACGGGCTCTGTTTTTGACAGGATGGTAGAAAAATACTCGGGAAGTTTGATTGTCATTTCGCCTGGCATCGCCGGAGTTGCCTCCATGATCTCTCCGATGCTACGCTGGATTGTTTCTCCGACCACTCCGAGAGCCACAAGGATCTTATAAGCGATCGAACTCGGACACGACGAGATAGCTAAAAGGATGTGTTCCGTTCCGACGTATTTGTGATTCAAGACATAAGCTTGCCTTCCGGATTGATCAATCACCGTCATCGCGTCTTCATTAAACGGAAGATTTCCAATGATTATGTGATCAGGCGCCGAGCCGACGATCTTCTCGGTTTGAAATCGGACCTTTTGCATATCGACGCCAAGGCCTTCCAGAATCTTCGCCCCGACGCCGCATCCTTCCTTGACCAGGCCAAGCAAGATGTGCTCGGTGCCAATGTACTCGTGGTTGAATCGCCGGGCTTCTTGATTCGCCAATTGCATAACTTTACGGGATCTGTCGGTCCAGCTCTCATACATGGTCGACCCTTTTTCATCATGAAACGCGAGAAAGGCGATTTTCGCTCGTGCCTCAGCCGGCTTGAATCCTTCCCCGTTCCAATATCCCATTCCGCACATGATTATTCCTTTTTTGTATCATCGAGATTTAATGGACATCGGTTTTTCATTAGCGCGTTCTTGATCGCGGCTTGCACAGGTTGACGATCGGGCTTTGCCTTAAAACCTCTTCCAAACCCTGACTTTTTAGGCAACCGGGGTAGTTTTGAGGCAGAAACGTTTTCACGATTCGCTCTTGCCCTGACCGGTCGGAATCACGAACTCCATATCCAGGTTATTAGCTTCTCGCACACTTTTCAGAGACTGCCTCAATTCCTCAAACGGCGTCCCTCCTGCCCGATCTCCGCCGTACAAATACGGCTTCTGGCAAAATGGGCACGTGCATTTCGTCGTCCGGTCGGTCAGGGCATCGATCTTCATCTCAGCGGTAGCCTTGCACTGGCGGCATGTCAGTCTTACGACCTGCAATTCGGACACATTGATTTTTAGGATATGTTCGACCATCGCGGTTCTCTTCATAATATTGATGTCGCCGGTTCCAGTCGGCGGCGGTTTTCATTGTCGCTGATTGAATCTCAATCGCAAGCCGAAAGCTAGTCGAGCGCGGTGAATTCAGATCAGGGGAAACAGGGGGGGGCGTTGGGCAAAGCCCGCTTCATCTGGAAATCGCGGAGAACGTGGCTTTTGCACCGCATCCTCATCGGTCCGACTTTACGTTCCATCATGTCCCGGACCCTTGTATTTCGACGATCAAATATGCCGCCTCTTTTCTCAGTAACTGCCAATCAGCCCCCGTCATCCTGCTTGCGAGCCACGATATGATTGGCGATTCCTTCGCGAGTCCCGCCTCCGGCTCGTATCCTGCCAGGTCTACACTCTCGATTAACGCCTGGAGTCTGGAGAAAAACTGATGCGCGGACGCAAGGCTCTCCGCTGAAATTCCCGGCGTCGCCATCGCTTGTTGAAGCGTGTGGAAATACCGGACGTCGTCCCATCCTTCACGCATGGCTTCCCAGCTTCGCGTCGGCACGAACGTCGTCGACCCTGGCGCATTGGAAAACGAGAACCCGAAGTCATTGAATTTGTCACCGGCGCTCGCGTCGAAGGGGTTCGCGACTTCGTCGTATTGATAGCACCACGGAATATGGCACGCGAACGGCATCGACCAGAAGTAGACGCCGTTGATGATCCGCTTCCATGCAGGCGTATGATACGCCCCGCGTTCGTTATGGTAGAACCACGCCGTCTGCTTCATGGCTTTCAGGAAGTTGAGATACGTCTGCACCGAGCTTCCTGGCGTGGCAAGATACCATTCAAATGTAAAGCCCTGATTGATCGGCACGGCGACGTAGGGAGCGACAGTCGTTAGTTCCGAAATCTCTGTGGCGTTCCTGGTGGAAAGCGTCGTTCCAAGCGTCAATCCCGGTACATTTTGACATGTTTTGGCGTACTGAACGTATAAAGGGGCCTGCGAACCGTCGAATTGGTCGTCGAAGATCTCGTCCAGATTCTTATAGATCACCTCGAATGTCTGTTTCGACGAGAGCTTCAGGCCGCTGATTGTTCCGTGCAAAGCCTGGATCGCCGCCTTCGCAATCATTTGGAACGTCGCATCCGCCGCCAACGAAGCGCCGTCCCCTATTGTTCCCGCCGTCGGATCGAACACGTCGGTATGACCTAACAACAGAGCCAATTCGTTCAGGTTCGGCAGGACAACGATCGCAGTCCATTCGATCCCCACGTCTAGCAGGAGATTCATTCCCGTCACGAAGTTCGTGAGATCGTAATAAGGCTCGCCGGAAGAATTCTTGAAGAAATCGATCTGCAGGCTCGGCACGATCGACGTCACGCCATGCGCCGCAAGATCGGCAATTTCCTGCGTTATCAATTCCGTCGTCGCCGCGCCCGTTCTGACATCGGCCAATCGCTGTTGCAGGTTGTATTGCATTCCGAGCGTCTTGCCCGGATCGCTGAGAAGTTGAATCGGCAGGACTTCAACGGACAGCGGCCAATTGATCGAGCCCTGAGACGAACTGATCCTGACCGTCCCGGCGTAGGTTGCAGCCTTCGTTCCCGGCGGCACGTGGACAGTCAGCCATACCTGGCGAAACTCACCAGCGGGAATCGTGAGAGCCGACCATGTGGGCAAAAATCGCCCAACCGTCGTCAGATGGGCCGCATCAGTGTAGAGATTCCGCATCGGAGTTCGTACGACGCGACGAATCGTGACATTCTCGGACGGGATTGTATCACCGCCATTGCCGAGATCAGAGACAGAGACCACAACGTCATCCATCTGAGACGCCGCCACGATGACAAACGATGCCGGTTCATATTCATCCGGCGATGAGAAAATGGAGGAACCAGACCCTTGAGCCGGAACCGCCGCGATTGTTGACGGGTTAAAATCGTCAAGGTAGTTCCAGTCGAGTACTGCGGTCGACGCCGGCATGAATTGTGTTGGCCAGCCGTAGACGCCCGTTGGTTCGATGAACGGATATGGCGTCGTGGCACTCACGATTGTTCCTTTTTCGGACCGTCAAAATTAACCGGGCATCCTTCGATCAGGATACGATTTTTCATCCCGGCCTCAATGATCAGCGTCAGTTTTTCGCCCCAGTCGAATGATTGGCCATTGATTTCAACCATGGTATCGAACGCCATGCCACGCTCGGAGGTGATCTTCAGTTTTCCGCTTTGGACGTCGAGCGGGCCGAGTTCCTTCGACGCCAGAAGATCGCTCAATTCTGTTTCCGCGTCTTCCACGCTGATTGTGCAGGTCGACCAGCGATCAAGGATTGATTTCAGTTTGATTCGCCGACGTATTTCCGGCGTGGCTTTTACGGATTCGTTCATGGCTATGATTTCCCTGAGGGGAATACTGATCTTGACGTCTTTATAGCTCATCGCCCGGGCTCACAATTGCCTCCGAATTTGCCGGAAGCGATTTCATCGAAATATCTCCGCCCCCCACGAAGTCATGATTGAGGATGCTCTTGCAGACCTCGAATAAGTCTTCCGCAAACGCCCTTTTATTTCTGTCAGTCAAATCAGAACCAAGCAGCCTTTGAGACGCCTTGAATAATCTCGCTACTCGCAAGTCGAATTCTGTTTTGGATTGCGCCATTCTCAACTCCAAGCCAAATACCTGTCGCAGGCGACGATTGTGAGAATATGCCAGATATTGTCGACGACCACAATCGACCAAGGAGACAGCGGGCCAGTCATGAATTGCGATTGACCATTAAACTCCATCCACCGTTTGACGAAGTTCGTTCGATCAATCCCGAAATGAGTCACGAATAACCATGCTGCGATTATCGGGTTCCACCACATCGATGAAGCGAGCACACACATTGTCCAAAGGAACGCATGAATCCCGCACGCGATCGATGATGTCTTTTTGTTAGCTGCCTGCCAGTCGTTTTGGACCATAAAGTCACCGACGAGGTGCCCAATGATCGCATAGAGAAGCGGATCGTTCATTCAATGACTTTTCGGTTGGTCGCCCTGAAATACTCGGCAGAGCAGCGGAGGATTGATCACCTGGCCGTCATTGTAACTGCGTGATTTGATTGCCATCCTCAGGTTGCCGTTATCCGCTCGCTCAATTCCAACAACTTCGGCATCATCAGGCAGCGGATTTGTGATGACTTTCAGAAAACCTGGTGGACCGTCCTTTTGGATCTTGCAGATCTCAGCGAACAATTCCGGCATCAGTTCCAAATAGCCAACTTTTGGAACGCCAAGATTCTCGATGTATTCGATCGGCAGCCCGAGAAGCGTTTTCGGTTCACTCATCTGCCTTCCCGCAGTCTTTTCGCACGCTCGATCGCGGCCTCGTCTTCGCTCTGACAAATCGTGATTTTCGCTCCCGAACCGAACACTAAACACTTCACCCCCTCGAGAGACGTTCCTTTGAATGATTCCTGGACCGATTCAGCGATACGGTTCGCGTGATCTTTATCAAGGCGCACGGATTCAGGGAGCGTGAGAAACACGACAGAATCCTTCGTTCCGTTGACGGCCGATGCGCATGGCTTTGCTTCCGACAAGAACTTTCCGATATCGAAGGCAGCTGGAACTCCCGACATCACCTCCTCATGCTCGCACCGCCCGCAGGACATCAGGTTGTCCTTCCAGTAGAACATCATCACTTGTGGATTCTTGCATTTTGGACACGGCTTGATTCCACGTGGACCACTCGGTTTCGCTTCCTTATACAACGGAATTATGACATCTCGCATGGCATCCATCGATAAATCATCATTCATTTATTCGCCTTAGCCTTTCTTCTGAATTCACTCGAGCATCTTGCGGAGCAGAAACGGATGCCGATGGATCGTGGCTTGGAGCAGTTCGGACATGGAATGGGCTCGCTTTTCAGCGCATCGAGAACGCCGATTTCCATGAACGTCCGTCGCGTTTTATTCTCATTTGACTTTGTCTTTCAGTAGACTCGATCTGTGCCGCCCACGTGATACGGATACGAAACGGGCTTGTCTATTTTTGGAGGCGGAGTTTCTTCTAAATCGTCGTCTTTTTCCACCATGCCGCCATAGGGATGATGCTCAATTTCTCGGTCGTCTCTGTCGCCTCCGGTCGCGACGTAATATTGATTTGTGGTTTGCGTCAATTCATTGTAGGCGTCGGCCGATGCGTCGATTTGATCATCATTTTTACCTTTGTCGAATTGCCTCAATTCTTCGATGTAGGGACCGTTCCAGCTTCCCTTCACAAGCCAGACGTTTCCCATATTCACTTGAGAACTGAACGAGTCGGCCCGCGTGGTTTTCTTGCCGGTCACACGAAGGCTTTTGACGCTGAATCCGTTCAGTAGACGGGAAAGCGTCAGCATCTGCGATTTCGACGCCTGGCCTGGGTCTTCCGCCAAATGAATCATCGTTCCATAGCCGTCTTCAACCGCCGTCGATTTCAACCATCGGTCCCGTTCGTCCGTCGCCCATTGGCCGCGTTGGACATGGCAGACGTAAACTCGCCCTTCATTGTCGATGCCGATCCTCACTCCCGCCGTGTAGTCGCCGTCGCCTTCCGTCGCGGCCAAGTCCCACGCTCGGACAGTCCGAAGCCCAATTGGTTCCGAAGGCGCATAATTGAACTTGTTGACCTTGAAGAAAGAACCCTCCCTCGCCGTCGGATTTTGCTGGTAGAGGGCTTCCCAATGATGCGGGCCGACTGATCGACGAATCTGATGAAGATCCTTCAATGAATATCGCTCTGGCCATAGCGCGAGATTCTGACTGTTTATCGCTGGAAGGCGAAGCATTCGCCAGCGTTCACTTTCGCCGGACTTGACGCTTGCGATGATTCGTCCGCAGAGGTCGTCTTCATGCCACCGAGTCATTACCATCACGACCACGGCGTTAGGCTCAAGGCGAGTATACAACGTCGACTGCCACCAGTCCCAAATCTTATCCCGAATAAGTTGCGATGACGCTTCCTCAAAGTTTTTTAAGGCGTCGTCGATAATTGCACAGTCCGCGCCGCGGCCAGTAATTGGGCCGCCGACCCCAGCCGTCACCATCCCGCCCGTATTTCCTTCGATGTCCCATTGATCGGCGGCACTGGGCGACGATGCGACGCGAACGCCAAAGAGTCCACCGTGTTCTTCCAAAAGGTTTCTAGCCTTCCGTCCCCATGTGGCCGCGAATGACGCTTCATAACTCGTGAGGATCACACGCTTGTCTGGGAACGTACCGAGAAACCAGGACGGGAAATATTGAGAGGCGTACGAACTTTTGCCGTGCCGAGGCGGCATGCAAATCATCAACCGCCGAATGCCGTCAATTCCCTGAATCGTGTCCGTCACCGCCTTGTCCATCACCCTGACATGCGTCGGCAGTAAGAATTTCCGTTTTGAGATCGTCGCGGCCCAAAGCATCGGCGTCTCGATCTGCGGGGTAGGCTCGCTCACGCAACCACTCCAAATATTCCGGCTCCGCCGCGACAGCGGCCTGAACATGCTGAGACACGCTGACGCCGACGTTTACGTTGACTTTGACGCCAAGATTCGCTCTGGCGGCGGTTACGTCGATTTGCTCTCGTTTGGCGTTGATTCCATCGGCCATCACGAGCGTTCGCATCGCAAGGACGCGGGTCGTCGATGAAACCCGGATTGCCCGACCTGGATCAGGTGCGCCGGCCACAATTTTCGGCTTCGTCATCGCGACTTTGTATAACTCTTCCATGAGCTGATTTCGCTTCTCCGGTTCGAGCGGCCAGTCTTCCCGAATCGCCCGCCTCGCAATCGCGATTTCGGCGGGGCGAATTACTTTTCCCCCTTCCCCATCATCCATGCCAGAAACGATCTCTGGAATATACGTGACGCCGCTTTTTCCAGTCTTTTCGGCGACTAAATCAGCAGTCGTTATTTCTTCTGGCCGAATTGGCGCCGCTTGATTTTCGGCTTCCACTCGCTTCGCTTCGCGTTCGCGTTCTTTCCAAATTCGATCTCGTTTTCTTGTCCTCTTTCCCGGCATTGATTGCCTTCCAATTTATTCGGCGTCTTTTTAGCTTGCCGAGTTCTGGAACCGGACCATCGAATCGGCGGCCAACGATTTTGCGTCGTCGACTCCTCCGTCCAATGAACTCAAGGCCTCCAATTTACGAATGGCTCGTCGCGTCCGTCAAGACAGGATTCCATCTCGACGGATTGCCGCATGCCATTTCAAATATTCTTCGACGTCGATTTCCATCCTCTTTCGCCGATCCTCTGGCTTGGCGACATTTGTTTCCTGGCCACGCCTTTGGTTGCATTGATGGCACGAGTTGACGGTGACGGCTTCGAGTTTGTGGGGCCGATCCAATTTATTGATCAGATGATCGATCGTTGATGCGAGTGGATCAAGCTGGCCGTCGCTCGGCCTCGGGCGTTTCAGCCTTGTTCGACGATGACACCAAAAGCAGATTCCGCCGTGTAGATTGTGAAGCAGCTTTCGCTCGGCATTTCGCATCGTTTTCAGTCCGCGATCATTTTTACGGACCAATCAGGAGCGTTTCCGATGATTTCATGCGTCGGTCTCGGCTTTCTCTTGTTTTTTTGCGGCCTGAATGACTCTTTTTCCACGATTCCGAACACGCCGCATTTTCGAAGTCGCTCGTCCATTTCAGCAATCTTCGCTCTTACAGATTCCCTTCTGATCGTCAACTGCATTCTAAACGCTCCAAACACAATCGCTTCGCATTCGTAACCGCAATAACACAAGAGAATTGCGATGCTTTCGTCGGTGACTTTATAAAATACATCGCAACGAGTCACGAGACGAAGGCTTTCGTCTGGCATTTTCCTCCAACCTGTTCGATTTCTCCGGGTCAACTGCGATGCCATTTTGATTGCCCATTAATTCGTCGCCTGCGTCACATCAGGCGCGATCGAGAATGTCCCGTTGATCGGCGTCGAAATGTTGGATGCGAATTCGACTTGCACATCCCACAGCAGATCCTCAATTGGAATCGCCGCCGTGGCTTGTGCGGCGATTGTGAGAGTAAAGACGCCCGTTGAGGCGTCTGTCACGACCAGGCTTCCATAAGCTGAATTTGACGCTGGAGCGCCATTCAGAATTGTGAGGCCGATTCCCTCCACCACCTGAATGATTGCCTGAGAATCGGTATTCGCTGAATTCTGAACGGCCCAAGGCAGTTTCGCCGTGAAACTCAGCTTCGTTCTGGCCGAAATATTTCCCAAAAGCGCGACAGTCGTCCCGTTAGTCACGGCCAATGTGTCGCCGCGAGTGCATGTGATCTGGCCTGGTGTAAGGCTTCCGGTCGCCACCGCTGGAGGAATTGCGACGACGATCTTAATGTCAAGATCGACAATTCCGGCGGCAATATCGGCCACTGTAGGAGAATCCTGAAAATCGTAGCTCCCCGCCGTCTCAGTTTGTGGAAAGTCGATCAGATAATCCGCGAACGCAGATCCATTTCTATACAGGACAATGACCTGTGTTCCGATCGCCGCATCAGTCATCGTCGCTTGGTTGAAAAGCGGATTCGCTCCGGTTTGCGAGAATGACAAATCTCCAGATGTGCTGATCAATGCCCCCGTGTTTCGATCGAACACTTTTCCGGTGATCGTGCCGCCGGGTGGGATGTCGCCTTGAATAATTTTACTGGCCACGAAGCGACTCCGTCAGGATTTTTTGGCCTCTTCCATTGCAATCAGAATCTGACCTCGCAGAATCGCAGCGATCTTGGATTTGTCCGCTAGGTCGTAAAGGAGATCGTATTCCTTGTCGTTTAACTCAATCGGCCGATTCTCGCCGAGAGCGTAACACCACATAACATATTTGACCGCCGGGCCATCTGTCGCTTCGGCGAGTATGAACTTGGCGAATGCCGCGCCGAGCGTCAGATCGGGTCTGTCAGGCCAGAGAAATTCCCTTTCTCCATTATCATCGAAGGAGAAATTTAATGGACGAGCACTCAGATCGACGATAATTGACATGTGACAACCCGCGAGTATTAAAAACTCGGCCGGGATTGGAGCGCCCGGCGCGAGCCGAAGATCATCATGATCTTTCGTGGTGATTCAGCTTGAGGAAGATGCGGATGAGGCCGGGTTCAACGCCGCCAACGCCGATTGTGCCGTCGAGATTGCCGTGTTCAGCGTTCCAAGGTGCGTGCTGAGATCCAGGGAGGCCGCTTCAAGGGCCGCATCTTCCGGCGCAGCGGCCGCCTGCAATGCCGCTACCGTCGATTGCAGAGACGTTACCGTGTTTTGCAATGACGTCGCAACACTTACAAGAGAGGTCAGAAGCTGTGTCGCCGTGTCAATTGCCGCCGCCGCCGCTGTTTCGGCCGCAAGGATATCCGCTTGTCCGGTCATGATTGCCCCCAAATTTGTTTCGAGTGTCGCGATTCGTGATTCAAGAGATGCGTCTTCCGCATCATAGGCGTCGTCTTTTGCCTTGAGCCAGTTGACCCAGCTTGCGACCCACGCCTGCCAGTCGCTGAGATTTGACAAGGATCACCGCCTCTCCGTGTGGAAATGAGTTCCGAGCACGAGCGATGCAAATGCTATCCATCATGCGTCATTTTGGCAATCAACTCTGCACGCCCAGTTTGGCAATGGCCGCGATGTAGTTCTCAATGTAGTGGTCCTCGATCACCATGTCACGAGATTCGATCGCTTCCAACAGATAGTGTTCGTTTTCCAAGGCTAATCGACCATTGAAATCGATCCACTTCAAGGTATTAACGTGCAAGTACTGTTCGCCGATCACTTTAAATGGCGGCAAGTGCGGCACGATGTCGGCCCGATTGACGAAACGGAAGTGGTCGCATTTGTAAGCCGCCGAGAACACGGAGTTTCCGACGCGCGGACTGCCAAATGTGAAGACTGTCGTGGCGTAACCGGCATCCTTTAACCTGACGGAAGCGAGTGTGGCGAGCGCCCCGCCAAGAGAATGGCCGACAATAACGAGATCGCCATTTTGTGGTATTTTTGAGATTATTCGTGGCCACAGCAACGCAAGCCGCGTGGCGAATCCATCATGAACGAGACCGGGATATTCCACATGCTGTTTAATCTCGTAGAGTTCCAGGTCTTTAATCCAGTCGCCAAGATCGTCGCTTCCGCGAAATGACAGGACATTCCCGACGACAGTGAAGTCGCCCGCATTGTAGGCGGCTTTCGCGATATTGGCGGCTTCAAGCGGCGTCATCGCCAGGTTCCTTTCGAGTCACCTCTTGATCCACGAGCGTTCCGTCCGGATTGATATGTCGACCGAATTCGTCCAGACTTCCCTCTCTCGCCACCCATTCGCGGCGAAACGATTCCTTATCGTCGCTCCAGATCTCTTCAGGCTGCCGTGTTATCGTGGCAACGAATAACAGGCACGCCGCCAGACCAATTGTCACGATGTAGATTTCTTTCATAATTCGTCGTCCTGCTCTCTAAAATGTGCCTAAAAGTGGACACGGTTTAGCTCCTGCTTCAACCGACTCCGCCCCGATTCCATTGCCGGTTTCAGGATTGTCGAGCCGTCCACAGGCATGATCCCTCAAGCCGAGGGAACGTAAATTCTGATCGACATTCGATACTATTTGTCAACAGTTTTCAATGCCATGTGATTGCTCCATACCCTCAACGGTCCAAATACACAATCAGATCATGACCAGGTGAAGATCGCAGCCCCGGTGCCTGACGATCCGCCTCCGCCCAGGGCGTTCTTTCCCGCGCCACCACCGCCACCGCCATAGCTAGACCCATTGTTCCCGGAAGTTCCAGACGCCACTCCCGCGCCTCCGGCCCCCCCTAGCGGTCCGGCCCCAGCGCCACCAGCCCCCCCAGAATTACTCGATCCATTGTTGACACTTCCCGCTGTCCCTGTTGTGTTCGTGCTGCCGCCACTCGCGGTGCCGCCCGCCCCACCCCCGCCGTTATCCGTTGTCCCTCCGCCTCCGCCGTTAGCCGTGTATGTTGTTACGCCGTTGACAACGGTCGTCGCCGTCCCCGCCACGCCGTTCGTCGGAGCCGTCGTGCCGCCCGTCCCCAATGTGCCGACTGTATAGACGAATTGCTGCCCGCTTGTCACCGACAGCACAATCTTGAAGTAGCCGCCGCCGCCACCGCCGGAACCGCCAGCCGGGTTTGAACTGTCGCCCCCCGCACCGCCGCCGCCAGGGCCATAACCCTCAATCGTGACGGTACCAGTCCAGCTCGATGTGACGGTGCCGGTCCCGCTCGTGTAGACGTTTGGCGACGGAGGACCGCCCCCGCCCGACTTTACCAGCGCTCCTATGATTCCAGCGACCGTCATGCCATGTTTCCGAAAGCGACCCAGGTATCAGTGGTCATTTGCTTGAGCACGAACGCGGTATATTGGCCATTCGATCCGGTCACTCCGCTCGGCAAATTCAGCGTCACGCCCGATGCGCCGGAGGGGCTGATTTTTCCGCTACCCCATTGCATCACGACGATTTCCGCTCCGACCGGCAGCGCGGTCGTCGTATGCTTTGGAATGGTGTACGTCTGTGCCGACGAGTTGCTCCCGTAGACCGTGGTCCCGTTGTCGCTCAACGCGAAGGTGTACGTCGTCCCTGTTTGTGCATTGACTGGACTATAGACCTGCGCCTGACAGGGCGTCGTTCCGCCAATCGTCGTGCCGTCAATCGTTCCGCCGGTGATGGCCACCGCGCTTGTCACGGCTGCGGATGCGCTTGTGAGAAGCGTTCCGCTGGTTGGAAATGTAACGCTCGTCGCGGCGGTAAGCGTACCTGTGAATGAATACGCGCCGGAAAGAGTCGCGGCCGCAGCCGTCGTCAACGTTCCCCCAAGGCTGAGATTGCTGGCGGCGACGTTTCCGGCTGTCGATACAGTGAAGAGATTTGAGCCGCCCACTTGAATCGCCAGAAGATTGCTGGACGCGCCTGACGCGAT